CTGGTGGTCCGACGGGTACACGGCCTCTCGGCCGTACGTGGCGTCCGCCGCAACCGCAGCGTTCGCCGCAACGGGCGGGTAGATGCGGATCACCTGCGTGCCCGAGGTCGCAAGCGTGCCCGTGTACTTGACACGAAGCTGGCCCGTCTCCGCCGCGTGATCGAAGTTGATCCAGTCACACGGAAGCTCGGTCGTGCCGTCGTCCTTGAAGACGCGGCCCTTAGTGCCATCCGCCTCGGTCCCATTCGCCGTCCACCACGCTGCGGTCTGCTCAGACAGGTCGAACGTGAGCACGAAGTCGGTCTGTGACGACCCCGCGTTTGGCAGGGTGATCGTATCGTAGGTTGTAGCGGGTGCCGCCATCAGGGTGTGTCCTTTCGTAGTTGCTCAGAGATATTCTCAAGCAACACTGTCTGCCTCGCCATTCCGGTCTCAAGAGAACGTACACGATCGGAAAGAACCAGACGATCAGCTCTCGCTGATTCGTGCGTGTAGCGCGTTGCCTCGATCAATGCCAAACGAGCCGCATTATTGGCCTGCATCCGTTCGTGCTCATCCTGGGTCTCGACGATTGGCTCGAGGTCTTTCTGCATTGCCGACACATTGGCCTTTAATGTGTACAGAAATCCCACAACCACAACGAATGCCGTCCCGATACCTAGCAGGTCACGGGCCGACATCTTTGCTGTGGATACAAGTCCATTAGGGGTCTTGAGAACCACAGTCATCCGCCGATCTTCGGAAGGATGGTAATCGGTTCCTTGGCCACCATCCGCCCGTACACGACCAAGGCCCCGGCAAGCACCTGGAACACGTGCTCGACCCAGGGCTGTTGCCATAGGTCAGCGGGGACATACTGCGATGCAAGGAGGGCGACGAGCCCCCAGATGGTCTTGCTCTTGACTGCGTTCTTACCTTGACTCATGACTCGCTACTCCGAGTATATAGTGCCTTGGAACACGAGACGCGCCCATGCGAATCTCTCATACTCACCGTCTGGCGCGTTCGCCACGGCGAAGTCGATCATATCCCGGATGTCGGGCAACACCTCACTGAGGCGATCTACCTTGTGATGTCGATCCCGGTTGTGCTGTACGCTAGCACCTCCCTCGTCTGGACGTCGCCCACTATCGATACCGCTGCGTAGTGATAACGCTTGTACGTCAGAATCTCGTAGGTCAGAGTCAGGGTCTTTCCGCTTTGCCCCCTGCGGATCAGCCGACATAGACTGTGCTCCTGAATTGTGCGGATCGCGTCATCAAGGTTGTCGCCAACCCGTATTGACGTGAGCGCCCGCGAGTTCTCTCTCGCACTGATCTCGTGGGACCACCCGATATTGCCGGTGGTTGGATCAGTGCTACATCCACTGAGCATGATACCCATAAGAATCACCGCGCCACAGCCAATCGTACGCTTTCTCATTCGTCGCCTCCACCGTTACGTTGATCATCGATCTCCTGCAAGAACGCACGGAGCTTCTCGCCAACCTCGCCCTTCGGGTCGGGTCCATGGGCTGCACCGAGACCAAGCATTTCCGTGATCGCCTTCTGCGCCGACAACTTGTCCTTGTAGTCGGACACATTCGATCGGATCACGGATTCATAGAACTCGATCGCCGTGGCCTGCTGCATGTCACGTTCGGTATGCAGGTGCACGGCGATCATCCAGGCGCGTGCCCTTCGGAGCACGTCCTCATACTTAGCGGGCGATGGGTTACGGCCGCACACCTTGGCGACCTCCTTCTTGATCTCCCACTTGCGCCAGCGCGAACCGATCAGTTGGGCCACCATCTCAATGACCTCGGGTGTGGTGAACAGCGCATCAGAGCGCTTGTTCGCGGGAGGGCGCATGGGCCCTTCCTTATTAGTCGTTGTCTTCTTGCGAGCCATTCCTATCCCTTTCATCCCACATGTCACGCTCACACTCGAGCTTGCACTGCTGCTTGACGGCTGCATGATGTACCGAGTAGATCATCATCGATGACCCCTCCCGATCTTAGTCGCTTCGTAGCATAGCACCTTGCGGACGTACCAATCATAGATGCCCACGGCATCGGCCTCGTCACTGCTCTTACCCTTCCAGCCCCAGGCCCGAGCAATACGCTTCTGCGTTATGGACTTGGGCGAATTGCCCTTCCACTGCTGAACGGGAACGAGTAGCACGGGCACGTCTACCTCCCTGAACATCTGACGGGCCGAGAACACGAATGAGTTAAGCTTGAGCACAGCGCCCGAAGCACTTGCCGCAGCGCCCACCCCTGCATTGAAAACACGTGGTTGCTCGATGAGCACGATGTCCGAGTAGCCCCGGTTCTCGAACACCCACCATGTATCTCGCAACATTCGATCCATCATATCGACCCAATTGTCGTCCTCATAGTCGCCCCCATTGACCAGGCCGCCCCCCCTACGAGAACGAAGACGCACTGCAGACGTAGATTGCTGCAGATGCCCGGATTCGAGCACGACACCCGACTCGGCTTTCTTATCGACCTGCCCCAAGCACCAGCCCAGGGCACGTATCGATGGATCAATCACAAACACACGCATAACTACCTTCCAAAGAGATATGAATAGTCTATACCAGGGTCGACCAACTCCGAGCCTGCAATCGAAAAACAGATTGCCGTCCCTGTCTGTCTGTTCTATATAAAGATACCATCGCCCCCCCACCCCTCACACAATCGGTCACACGGGACTCGAGGTAGTTCCTCAAATTCCCCTCATACACTATCCCCTATCTCATCTCTATTAACTTATCAATAACAATAACACAACAACAACCTCAATAACTGCCCTGGCAGCCTGAGCGCGCTTTCCCTGCTTTCCGCTATATCTTTAGATTTTTAACTGCTCCGATTGGATCGGGCAAAAAAGCTCTACCCACGCTGTCTCTATCTAATTAGATAAATTGGCCACTCTTACGAAAAGAGAACACACAATTTTACCGCCTCCCCCCCGAAAAATCCGACCCGATATTGGAATCTGAAAGAATCCAACAAGACGGCTTGCGACCCCATCCCACTCGCGTATACTTCACGTTCACTCTCGAGGAATCTCACATGGCCAACGACCCCGGCGACGTCTCAGTGTACGTGGATGAGCCCCACAACATGCTCATCATGGTGTTTGATTCGCTCATGTCCGCGAGCATGGCGGTCGCTAACATGGAGATGGCCAACATCTCGGCCATCGCAATCAAAGCGGCCGTGAATGGGGGCTGCCGGAATGGGTTGCTGGTCGAGATCTGGTGCCCCGACCACCTCATACAGTCCAGGCACATCACATTCCCTTCCCACCCACCCACTGATTCCCTTCTCGATATCGTTCGGGCGCTCAACCCACCCTCACGCGAGCACTACAAGGATGAGAACGTCACGCCCAGGCGGGCACAGTTCTACATCGACAACCCCGAGTTCGCGCCCGATGGCATCGACCCCAACCCCGATTATCTAAGGCGGCACCTGCGATGACATTCCAACCAAAGTTCACCGACGAACAGTTCCGCGCCATCTACGATGCCCACGAGTACGACACCGACGCTATCGCAGCCACTAGGATGAGCGCGCCAACGTACCATCGCTATCGTCAAGCGCTCAGGCTCCCCACCCGCCCACGAAAGGCGGGAAGACGCGCCAACCCCGATGAAGCGAAGTACCTTCGGCAATGGCTGTCGTCTGCCGTGGTCCTGGACGATATGGCAGCTGAGGCCGCGCTCAGTCGGATCGGTATGAGGGCCCTGCTCACTCGATCGGCAAGCCGAGCGTTGGCCGAGTACGCAGAACCGAAGAACCTACCCCGTACCCCGATTGAAGCACGAATCGCCCACGGCATGCTGATGGGAGACCCAGATAACATCATCACCGCACTCTTCGGGATAAAGCAACCGCAGATCGATCGGTACATCCAGCGCATGGGCAATCTCCGATTCCCGGTGTCACCCGTATACAAGGAGGAGTTTCTCGCCCCCACCCCTACCACTACCCCTACCACTACCCCCGCCAAGCGTAAGCGCAGGGGCAAGCGATCCATCAGCAGGAGAACATCCGAGTGAGCAACACCACGCACTTCATCACAGCCCCATTATCGAGAGGGGGCACGATTTCCATACGCTTCATGGCGATTACTGCGATCAGCGACCACCCGAACGATGATGAATCGTGTATGATTCACGTCGCTGGAGCTAGCGACCCGTTCCACATCGGAACACCTCGATCCGCGTTCTTCCCGGACGAGCAGCCCACCCCTTCTAAGGAGGAAACGACTACATGAAATCGCTCACAGTCCTTCGGGCCTGGCGTGACAACAGCAGCGAGTTCGGTGGCCCGGGGTGCCGAAGCGTCGAGGATGCGTATCCGTGCACGACTGGTTACGCGGTCGGCAGCCTGTGCCGTACCAACCTCCCCTGGTCGAAGGTCGTCGAATGCCCCGATCCGTGATCTGAACACCCCACTCCTCCTCACCCCGCTAAGCTGCAAGGCCTAGCGGGGCTTTCACATCTCACCACACGGAGGCAACCCGATGTGCTACCAATTAGACCCCTTAGAACTGCGGATGAGAGTGTGGTTTCGCCTAGGCGCCGCACCCACTCCACCCACCCCCCGACCACAGCGGGCGCCCGTCCGATGCGAGAAGTGCGGCGGGTCAGTATGCGCCTCGAACGGCAAGCTCATCTGCTCGATGTGCGGCGCACCCGGCCGCACCGCGGCGAATGGAGGCGAGTGATGACCACTGAACATGCTCAGGCGATCTACTTCATCGGCGGGCCCGTTGGCAACTCACGGCTGTGGGTTACCCGCCCCATCCCCAACACTCTGGAGGTCCCAATCTTCGGCCCAAGGGCAAAGTCGCTCGACCTCGAGAGTGATGTCTGTCCCGCCGCAATCACCACCGATCTCGCCCCGTATAACCTTGAGAAGCTGGCGCTGGGAAAGGACTGTGTGTACGTCTACGTGCATGACAGCATCCACACGAAGCTCGGGCTGATGATGCTGACGGGCGGGGATCTGTGAATCGCGGACGACGCACCCGGTACGCACTATCACGACCGCTCCGCCAATACCAACGTCAAGCGACTGAGTTCCTACTCAAGCGTGAGTATTGTGCGGGTTTGTTCATGGCGCCAGGCACGGGCAAGACGATCGTGGCCATCCGTGCGTTGCAGCATCTGCGCCGCGTCCTGGTTATCTGTCGGCGGGATGACTTTCTCACGTGGAAGAACGAGTTGATACGCGAGGGTCATCACCCAGAAAACATGAGCTTCGTTTCCACGGGCGCGTTGAAGCACACCGAGAAGTATGACTCCCCAGTCGCCCCTCCCCAGCAGTGGCACTTCGTAACCTACGATCTGGTCAAGTCGCCCCTGGTGTTCGATGCGCTGTTCCGTCAGCCGTTCGAGGCGGTGGTGTGTGACGAATCGCACGCGCTGAAGCGCATGAGCACGCTCCGCACTCGTCGCGTCGTGAAACTCACGAGACACATTCCCAAGCGTCTGTCGCTTACTGGGACGCCTATTGGGAACAATGTGCTGGATGTGTTTTCGCAGGCCTTCTTCATCGACAACGGCAGGACGTTCGGGCCAAAGGAATTCTTCTTTAAGAAGAAGTATTACGTGCAGTCCGGCCCTGGGTGGTACCCGAAGCATGACGCTGCGGATCAGGTGCGTGCGAAGTTCGCCGACATCGCTATCCACATGCACGAAGACGACGTGCTCAACCTCCCGCCGAAGCGATACCTCACCCACTCGGTTCAGGCCACGAAACCCCAGGAAAAGCTGATCCGCCTGGTGCTCGAGGAGTGGGAGCTACCGAACGCGGAACAAGACCCACGTGCTGAGATCGACCAGGTCATCGTGCAGGTTGAGAAGTTGCGACAGATCGCGTCCGGATTCTATTACGACCCCGACAAGAAGCCGGTCGATGTGCCGTGCAACAAGTTCAAGTGGCTTGAAACCCAGGTGTACCACTACGATGGGATCTTCAGGGAAACAAACAAGCTGGTTATCTGGTGCGCCCATAGACACAGCATCACCCGCCTGATCGAAACGCTCACACCGTACGGGCGCTGCGTTCGATTCGACGGCACCATGAACGGGAAAGAGCGGGATGCAGCACGCACGAACTTCCAACAAGACCCGGAGGTTCGGTTCTTCATCGCCAACGCAGACATGGGCGTCGGTATGAACGAACTCGTGGTATCGAAGCACGCGCTGTACTTCTCGAACTCAGTGAAGGTCGTAAGCCGTGAACAATCAGAGCGCCGCATTCGCCGCTCAGGGTCCGAGCACCACGATACGATCACTTACCACGACCTTGTCACTGAGGGTTCCTCTGACGTAGCGGGCAACCGGGCGCTCTCGGCGAAGACGGATGTGGCGAATTACATTCTCCGAGCGCTGAAGTCGGGCCACAATCTCCGTGATCTTATGCAATGAGCTTCACTCCTGGTCTTTAAGCGCTATATTGAAAGTCGCCATGAACATCAAACTACCACAACTCGTGTTCGATCACCCGCACGCCACCCCCGTCATGCCCGAGCGCATGATGTGGACAACCTCTGCCACGAAGCAGTGGCGTGCGTGCAAGCGGAAGTTCTTCTGGAAGTACGTCTACGGCTTGCGTACGCACAGCAAGGGCGCACCGCTGATGATCGGCAGTGCCTTCCATGAAGCGGTCGAAGAGTGGTATCGCCACCAACGCCGAAACATGCGGGCCATTGCAAAGAAGCACTTCACCCGACTCGAACGCGCCGCGGAAGAACAGATGGGGATGCGTGAGCAGAAGCAACAAGACAAGTTGCTCGCTGACCTCTTCGCCGTCCGTGGCATGCTCGAGGGGTACGGCGAGGTGTACCGCGAAGATCGTCTGCAGTGGAAGTACACCCAGAAGATGATCGAAGCTCAGTTCGTCATCGACTGCGGTGATTACGACTTCGCAGGCAAGATCGATATGATCCGCAACCTGACTCCGAAGACGCACCAGATCATCGAGCACAAGACCGCGTCCACGATCACTTCGAACTACATCGAGCGGCTACCCCTTGACACGCAGATCCGGGCCTATATCTGGGGAGCACAATCGCTGGGCATGAACCCGAAGAGTGTGCTGTACGATGTGGTCCGTAAGTGCAAGCTGAGGGGCAAGGCCAATGAATCCATTACCGAGTTCACCCAGCGAATCCGCAACGATTACATCGAGCGCAAGGACTTCTACTTCTACCGCGAAGAGCTGCGCTTCTCTCAGGGCGACATCGAAGCCCTACGATTCGAGGTCGAACAATGCCACCGCGAGTTCACCGACGCGCTTCGCCACGGTGAGTTCGACGACCCCCGCACCTACCTGCCCAATGACGGGGCGTGCACCCTCTATAACTCCACGTGCGAGTACATGATGCTCTGCACTGTGGGGCTCGACCTTGGCACCGCTGCCGCGTATTACCAGGAACTCAAGCAGCACGAGGAACTCGATGTCGCTGGTAAGTGATTACGACCTCGGTTATGACCTCGACGACATCAAGGAGTTGACCATGGCTACGAAGAAGACAAGCACACGAACACGCACACGCGCCGCCACCAAGGCGAAGGCGAAACCCAGGCCCAGGCCCAAGCCGAAGCCGAAGCCTTCGGTCATCCTGCCCGCGAACAAGTCAATGCTCGCCGGGCGACCCAGCGATTACATCCTGTTCTTCTATGGGCCGCCGGGTGTCGGGAAGACCACCTTCGTCAACGGGCTCGCTGATCGTGTGCTGTTTCTGAGCTCTGACCGGGGCACTCGATTCCAAGAGGCCCTCCGCATCGAGATCCACGATTACGAAACGCTCGACCGTGCGATCACCGCCCTGGAGAACGGGGACGAGCATTACGATATGGTGTGTTTCGATGTCATCGACCACTTTACCGCGTTGATTGAAACCCAGATCACCAAGGAGATGGGTATCGACTCACTGTCCGACGGGCAGTGGGGCGCAGGGTGGAATGAATACAAGAAGCGCATCCACCAAGTCATCCAACGCATTCTCCGCGTCGGCGCGGGCGTTGCATTCATCAGTCACGAGAAGATCGTGTCGGTGAAGACCCGAACGCGAGAGGAGGAGCGGTACCAGCCCACGCTCCAACGATCTGCCGCCGGGGTCATCATTCCCCTTACCGACATCATGGGCTACTGTACTTTCCAGGTGGTTAAGACCAAGACGAAGACATCGCAGCGCCGGGTGCTCCGCACCCAACCTACTGCGAACATCGACGCCAAGGACCGCACTACCGCCCGCACGAAGCCGGATTCAGGTGTTGAGCTCCTGAACCCCGAGAAGTTCCTTTCCACCTTTAGTTGAGGCTACATTACATGGCTCGTAAGAAGAACAATGACCTGCTCGCTGAACTCGCCGACCTTGATTCCGCTTGGAATGAGGCCGACGGGGCAGACGAGTACGCCGAAGTCGCCCCTGGGAAGTACCAGTGCCGTATCGTCGAGGCCGTTCTCGGTCGCTCGTCCCAGCAGAACACCCTGCAGATCACGTGGAAGCTGGAGATCGTCAACGGCGAGTATGCCGGCCGCACGAAGCTCAAGTGGGCGAGCCTCGAAGAGGATCGGTTGCAGTGGGCCAAAAAGGATCTGGCCCGTCTCGGCCATGACCTGACCTCGATCAAGCTGCTCCCGAACATTCTCGAAGAGCTGCTCGACACCTACTGCCAGTGCACCTTCAAGGCCAACGGCGAGTACATGAATGTGTACTTTGACAAGCCGCTCGATGATGACGCGGTGGACGACGAGGTCGGCGAAGACGAGGATGAGGATGAGGGCGAGACCGAGGTCGACGAGGTCGACGAGTCCGATGGCGAACTCTCGGTCGGCGATCGCGTTAGCGTCGATTACGATGGCGAAGATTTCGAGGGCGAGGTCAACGGCATCGACGGCGACGAGATCTCTATTGCCTTCAATGACGGCAGTGAAGACACGGTTGATGCCGGTGTCGTCACCCTGCTCGGGGGTGATGATGATGAGGTCGACGGCGAAGAGGAGGTCGAAGTCGACGACGAAGACGCCGAGGTCGAAGATGATGAAGAGGAGGTTGAAGAGGACGAAGCTGAAGCCGAAGCCGATGGCTGTAGCGTTAAGTCGACCAAGATCACGTCGGCCAACAAGAAGGCCATCGCCGCGTTGGCGGAGGAGCACGAGTTCGATGCCGACGATTACGAGTCGAGCATCGATCTGCTGTGCGACCTCGGCGACTTCTGTGAGGTCGAGTTGACGGAGTACGCCACGGCGTCCGCCCTCATCAAGGCCATCGCCGCCACCTGACATTTCTTCTTTCCCTTCCCCCGTCGTCGCTGAAAGGTGCCGGCGGGGTTTATGAGCCGTTTGACCCACGAGCAACGCGAAGAGATGAGGCGGCTGTACCTCACTATGCCCAACCAGGAGTTGGCCCTGAACTTCGGGGTAAGCCCTTCAACGGTCTCGCGAACATGCAGCCATCTACGACCGAACACCATACACCGTACGCTCACTGACGACCAGATCGAGTCGATGATCTCGTCGCAACCTGACCATTGCGTTCGGCAGGCCCTACTCGAGACGCTTACACTACGCCGCGCTATGCGCCACATCATGGAGATGGAATCGAATGAAGACGATCTACAAGGTAATGCTGGGTGCGGCGGCCCTCGGAGTGGGGGCCGGGGGGCTGATGGCCCAGAGTGATCGAGCTGCGTTCGATCGCGCTCGAGCCAATGCGTGGCGAAAGGCCGCACCCACGTATCAACACAACCCAGTGGTCGTCCGCATCGACGGCATGGGAATCAACCTGCACGCTATCACTGCGTATCATGCGGGCGATGGCGACACCACCGTCATCCACCCCGCGCTGGTCTCGGTGAACATGAGTTACGAAGACTTCGACGAAGTCATGCGGCGGTACACCCGGGAAGGGATGTGGCGACCCGATCTCCCCGCTGGCGGTTGACCCGATCTCCTCTTGTGGGGTGGGGCCCTGCTCGTGGGGGCCCCGTCTTTTTTACCCGCTCGGGAAAACGCCATGAACTTGTCGGGTTACGTCTCGTCCACGATCGATGCACGCGCTTACTACGGGTCGGTATTCCCCGACGTCCGATGGCCGGGCGGTGCGGTCGAGGCTCGAGTGTGTTGCGCCTTTCACGACGAGAAGACGCCCAGCCTCAGCATCAACCCCGAGACGGGTGCGTGGTATTGCCACGGTCGATGCGAGACGGGTGGTAAGAACATCGTCTCATTCCATGCCCAGCTGAATGGCATGGCGACAGCGGATGCCGCTGCCGATCTGTTCAGCCGACACATCCACCCGACGATTCCCCGTAAGACGTATACCCGATGGCATCGCCGATTAGCCCGTATGCCCAAGGTGCTGTCCGTCGTGCGAAAGCGACTGCTCAGCCGGGACGTGGTTGCCGCGTACAAGATCGGATACAACGGGAGTCGATTCACCCTCCCCGTCTTCAACGAGTTCGGCCTCTGCATTAACGCGAAGCTGTATGACCCGCTAGCGAGCAAGGCGAACGGCCAAGCGAAGATGCTTAACTACAAGGTTAAGGACGAAAGCCGCCCGTTCGGTAGCCCCGCGATGCTGTACCCGATCAGCATCTTCGAGATGGCATATGACCGCAGGTACATCGTCATCTGCGAGGGTGAGTGGGACGCGCTCGCGCTGATCTCCGCCGGCGTCCCCGCGGTTACATCGACTGCAGGGGCGAAGTCATGGCCCGCCCAATATGCCGATCGCTTCTACGGTCTCGATGTCGTGCTCGCGTTCGATAACGACAAGACGGGGGAGGAGGCTGGCGCACGCGCCATCCAACGTCTTTCTCAGTACGCTCGATCCGTTCGTCAGATCGACGTTCCGAAGAAGTACGGGAAGGACGTCACTGACTGGATGATCGCGGTTCCCGCTATGCGAAACGGGGACAAGTGGGAGCGCATGATCGAGCGGGCCGATGTGCTGCTCGAGAACGCGAGGCCGATCGACGCTGGGAGCCCAGGGGCCCCACGAATCGTGCCGCTTTCCATGGCGAGCGAAGCGAAGTACAACGGACAGCCCATCCGAGTGGAAGGGATTGTTTCGGGCAAGGGCTCGGCCCCGTACGTGCTGCCGATGAAAGCAAGGGTCACCTGTAACCGAAAGTGCGAAGCGTGCCCGATCGCCGGAGACACGAAGAAGCCGTACCGTGAGGTCGAGGTCGACCCGAACGACGTTGCCGTCCTGGCGATGATTGACAAAAACGAGAACACTATTACCGAGGCTCTCGCACGATCCGCCGGGTTCCCTTGCTCGAGGGCGTGCGGAACAAGTGTCGAAAGCCTCGAGTCATTCAACGTCGAGCACGTGGTGCTCATCCCGACGATCGACGGATCCACCGGGGAGTACGTGACTCGCGAATGTTACTACTCGGGGCACGGGCTTAAGGCGAACCGCGCTTACACATTCGACGGCACAACGCTCCCGCACCCCGCGAACCAAGTTACTACCCATCTGTTCTCGAAGGCCGAACCCGTCCAGAATGAGATCGACACCTTCGCGCTTCGCCCCGAGATCGCTACCGAGTTACAGAAGTTGTTCGCCTGCAGCCGTGGGCGGGTCATGTCGAAGCTGCGGGACATCGCTGACTGGCAATCGCGCCACGTAACCAAGATAAAGCAGCGGGGTGACCTGCACATGCTGATCGACCTGGCGTTTCACTCAGTAGCGGGATTCCACTTCAACTCGGAGTACGTGAAGCGGGGAATGCTCGACGTGCTTGTGCTCGGTGACACACGCTGCGGCAAGGGGTACGTGACCGAGGGGCTCGTTGACTTCTACGGGCTGGGCGAAGTCGCATCGGGTGAGAACTGCACATTCGCAGGGCTTGTCGGCGGTGTGCAACAGATCGGCAAGCGATGGATGGTCACGTGGGGCATCATCCCGCTGAACGACTCGCGACTCGTGGTCATCGACGAAGCCAGCTCGCTCTCGACCGATGATTTCGGAAAGCTGTCTCGGGTTAGATCCGAGGGTGTGGCCGAACTCACGAAGATTGTCCGTGAAACGACTCGTGCGAGCACCCGCCTGGTATGGCTGGCGAATCCACGGGGCGGTCGACCGATCATGTCTTACAGCAGCGGGGCGGAAGCGATTCGTGAACTCGTAGGCGCGAACGAAGACATCGCTCGATTCGACCTTGCGCTGACCGTGGCGTCCGACGAAGTCGACAGCCGGGTTATCAACGCGGTGGCGTCCCACGATGAGCACGAAGATGAGGGTAAGTATCCGCGGACGCTGTGTCGGGCCCTAGTGTTATGGGCGTGGTCTCGCAACGCGAACCAGATTGTATTCCGCAAGGGATCAACCCAGCTCATCATCACCGAATCAATCCGCATGGGCGCGAAGTACTCATCGGTCATCCCGCTAGTGCAGGGCGAGAATATCCGGATCAAGATCGCTCGAGTCGCTGCCGCTGTTGCGGCGAGGGTATTCAGCACCGACGCAGACAGCGAGAAACTCATCATCGAGCCGCAGCACGTACGCACCGCGATTAAGTTCATGGAAGCGGCGTACTGTAAGGAATCGATGGGCTATGACTCGTTCAGCAGCACCGCGTCCAGGTCGACAGCGGTGGCTGACCCCGAAGCTCTTAACAAGTGCTTCGATCAGTTCGGGCCCATGCGTGAGCACGGCGTCCGCGGGTTGCTCGAACTCGACTGGATCAATGCGTCGAGGCTGACAGATTACGTTGATGACCCAGATCTCGCCACGTCGGTCGTTGGCGAACTCGTAAGGGCGGGGCTCATCTCGTCCACCGGCAAGGGATATGTAAAGACCACTGGATTCACTAAGTGGTTGAAGGAGAACACGCAATGATGCAGGAACCGCTGATCCACGATGTTGCCCAGGTCCGGGCCGTGTTCCGCACGTTCAACCCCTACCCGATGCTTGGCGATAGCCCGTCGGATATGGTCGAACGGGTCCAGGGCTACATCGATCAAGTCGCTGATGCCGAATCCCATCAGATCAACCGTACGATCGTGCTCCGTGAGATCGGGAATCTGATCTTCAGGGCGCACGCTGTGCTCCATTACGAGTTCGATGACCGTGAGTTCGCCCAGCTGCTGCTGTCAAAGCATGAGCTCTACGGCCCCGAGGCGATCACGAAGTGGGGGTTTATTGGGGTCATTATTCGGATCGACTCGAAGCTCCAACGAGTCCGTCGAATGATGAGCGAACGGCACGAACAGTTCTATACCCACGGCGAGGCGATTGAAGACACCCTTACCGACATCATGGGCTACTGTGTCTTAGGAACGGTCAATGAAGAACGACTATGAAGAATTGGACCAGCTACACACCACGGAGTGTGGTATCGCCCGAGACCTGATGCGAATGAAGAACGGCGACTACGCTGGCCATAAGGACATATTCGCCAACCTTAACGCGGTCGAATCGCTGTCGGGTTGTTCCCTCTCATGCGAGCAGGGCATTCTCGTCCGAATGCAGGACAAGCTCTCACGACTGTGGCAAGTGCTCGATGGGCAAGCGCAGGTGAGGGATGAACGCATCGTAGATACGTGCCGCGACATCATTAACTACTCTGTTCTCATCATGGCCCGCCAACGTTCACGCGAAGAAGACAAGGATTAAACCAATGCCCGATGCCCTGCTGCCCATCATCATCGACCGTCCAACCCCCGTCCACCCGTTCGGTATGTGGTCGGATATGTTCGACGGTCAATCGAAGCTCATCGACAAGTATCACCAGATCGAGCGAGACAATGGTTTCCCCAAAGCCTTGCCGGGTGAATCGCTGCAGTCGCTGAACTATCAGATGACCATTAAGTTCAGCCTGTGGAACGCGACCGAGGAGATGGCTGAAGCGTTCGAGCATTACCTGCCAGAGGAAACGATGATCCCCCGGCAATTGTGGGACGAATCGAGATCGGTGCGTGAGTTCTACTTCGAGCTCAGCGACGTGCTGCACTTCCTGATCGAAGCGAGTATCTATTGCGGTGTTAATCCCGAGATGTTTCTGCCCGTCATCGAAATGGGTGAAAAGACCCCCGGGAACAAAAAGCTCGGGAAGGGCTACGCCTGGAATGTGGTGTATCACATTGGCCGGGTTGGGCAGTCGCTTCGCAGAAAGCCCTGGAAGCAGAGCTATGTGCAGACGGATACATCGCTAGTCATGCAGCGGGTAATCGAGCTGTGGATGGCGTGGTTCGAGCTGACTTCGTTCCTTGGGCTCACGCACTTGGATCAGTGGAACCTTTACTACCGCAAGCACTCCATCAACACCCAACGCCAGATGGAAGGATATTGATGTACCGCGACCCAAACGGCCTCGGGTGGTTCAACACCGCTCACGAGATTACTGAGCTTATGCACTCGTCTGTTCGGGGTCACCTTAACACGCGATCCCCAGACGCGGTGCTGAACATCGAGACCCACCTGTACGATGTGGTCTTGAAGGCCGAGAGCTGTGACTACGCGCTGAACGTCGGGAAGGAGTTGTGGTTGAATCGCTCGCGTTGGTCGAGGCTCATCAAAGAATACATCGATGGTGAGCATTGGCGTAGGTTCAAGGATCAGGCATGTGAGATCATCTGTGGCGATTCCCGCCAGGGCGCCACGGCCAACATGATGTTTCGTGATCCGCAGCGCTACGACAAGAAGCACCGCTGGGGCGGGTGCTTGATGGGTGCGACGTTCCGCGGCCGCGTGGGCGATGAGAACCCGACCATCACGTTCTACAGCCGCACCACATACATGGGTTACATGGCCCTTCTCGATGCGGCGATTGCTGCGGTGATGGCGGGTGAGATCGCGGACGAGTTCGAAGATGTAGTGGCCGGAGACATCGGCTTTCGCTGGCACATAAGCAGCATGCAGCTCCACTGTTTCAAGACGCTGCCGTTCGTCTACTCACAGATGGACATGATGAGCCAGATCGCCCAGGACGCAAAAGCCGTCGATGCGCCCCATATGCCGCCGACTCGCCGACACATGGCGAAGTGGTACAACAAGGTGCTCGAGGCCTGGGACTCAAGCGGGCACGACGCCGAGAAGATGCTTGCGGCTGAGAAGTATGGGCCGTTCCGTCGGATCAAGCGGCGGTGGCTCGAGTATAAGGGCTTTCTGGCAAAGAACCTGCCGCCCGATCTGTTCGTCTCCGACCTCGATATGAGCAAGGCGTATGAACCCGAAACGTGATCCGTACTGTCGAAAGTGCCCGCTGGGCGAAGATTCGGGATTATCGTGCATTCCAGCCAAGGGATCGCGTAGATCGCCCGTGTTCGTTCTACTTTCTCAACCGTCTGTGCATCGTGCGGGACAGCAGAAACGTGTGAGACGCGCTGCTATAACCGCCCAGATCGCTGGTCAGTGTTACTGCACGTTCGCCGTGAAGTGCGACGGCGAAAGCCCAGGGGTGAAGGAGGTATCGGGGTGCGTTGTCTCGTATCTTCAACATGAGCTTCGAGTGGTAGATCCGCGTGTTATCGTGCTCGTTGGTGATATCGCTCGTCGGGCGATGGGCACCGATGTGCGGTACAGCACGGCCGTTCACTTTCAGGCTATAGGTATTTCCTGTCCGATGATGGCTTGCCACGACGATACGCAGTCCATAGTTAGAGCCCTTGAATGGGCAAGGGGCCACATACGATGACTCGCTACCCGAACATGACCGAGGCATATGAAGACTCGTTCATTAACCTGCTGCTCGAGGGTGAAGAGATTACACCCGAGCGGTGGCAGGGGAAAGATCGGGCTGACACCATGATCGAGATGCTGCATGTTACGTTCACCACACGGATCGCCAGCTCGAGGGAGGGGCTCAGCCGCGACACAAACTGTAACCAGCCGTGGGCTGAGATGCACTTCCTCGAGCGCGTGGGCGGCAAGCCACTCAATCCCGGCAACACCTACAAGGAATGGCCGTTCTTCGTGGGTAACGTCCCCGACCACCAGGGCGAGGGCGGCAAGTTCACTCACACGTACATGGAACGATTCTGGCCTAAGGTCGCTGGCGTCGACCCCAGTTCTTACGGCGAGCATGAATCACTCGAGGTTTTACGCAATGGCATCCGCTATCCGTACGGCGATCTTGAAGATGTGTTCTTGCAACTCCTCCGCGAGCCGAGTACTCGACAGGCGTACCTCCCGGTATGGTTCCCCGAAGATACAGGCGCAACGCATGGTGGCCGCGTACCGTGTACGCTCGGTTATCATTTCATCAGGCGTCAAGGCCAGCTGCATTGTATGTACCCGATCCGGTCGTGTGATATCGTGCGCCACTTGCCCGACGATATGTACCTCGCTGGGCGGCTCGTACAATGGCTGCTTAACAAGTTGACCAATGTCGACCCCGATAACTGGTCACATATTGAGCCGGGTGATCTGACTATGGCGATCGGCTCATTGCATTGCTGGGCCGTCGAGCGCCCGATCTGGGAAAAGAAGTTCGACCTATGAATCGACCATCACGCATAGAGGTTCATCTCGCCACTGCCTGCATGTGGGCTGAGCGGTCAGTGTGCTCGCGGCTCAGTGTCGGCTGCGTTATTACCACGTGCGATCATCGACGAGTGCTGAGTGTCGGATACAACGGGCCCGCCAAGGGGCTCGATCACGGTCGGTGCAACGGTTTGCCGGGTGGATGTGGGTGCCTGCACGCTGAGGACAACGCCATTGCCATGGTCGACGGGACGATCCCCGACAAGACCGCCTTCCTGACTCACTCTCCGTGCATTACATGCGCCCAGCGACTTATCCAAGCGAAAGTGACCACAGTATGGTTTGTACAGCAGTACCGCTCCGCCGCGGGCCTCGATCTGCTTCGAGCCGTCGGCGTGCTCGTCGATCAGTACGAGCCCAATGTTCTAAGCGGCCGCAATTCCCCGATCTCTCGGGGCGTACTGTTGCATTGGATGTCGAGACCGACGGACTGACCCCAGCGCAGGGTGATCGACTGTTCTGTTTCGCCTGGGCAGCGGACAACGGGGAGACGGGATTCACACATAAGACGAAAGAATCGCGGGAATGGGTGCTCGGGTTGTTTCACGACCCCACCGTGACCATCGTGTTCCACAATGCCAAGTTCGATATCAAGATGTTCTGCTACGACGGGCTTAACATCGATGACATCCGGGCAACAATCGACTGCACGCTGATCCTCGCTAAGCTCTTCAATGGGGACATGCTGTCGTATAAACTGAAGGATCTCGCGGCTAAGCTGCTCGGTCGGGACACAAGCGACAAGACTGAGATTGAAGATTGGTTAAGGGCGAACACCCGGGAGTTCATGCGTGAGTACGGGCGTCGACCCACATTCCGCGATGTCCCCGATTCGATCGTCTCGCGTCGGTGCATCTGGGACGTTGAGTCGACGCTCCTGCTGCACCGTCTAATGAAGCGCCGGGTGCTGTCCTTTTGTCCTGACCTGTACGCCACTGAGGTTCGTCTAACCCACGCGGTCGTCGAGATGGAGATGCACGGTGTGCTCATCGATCTCACCCGCACGAAGCGTCTACGTGCTGACGCGGTGCGGATGATCGATCGACTGCAGGCGGACATCGATAATCTGGTCATGCCGATCGTCGTGACCCGAACAAAGAAGGGTACGCCGTCCCGCGAGACGTTGACTGAGGGGTTCAAGCCCGGCAGTCAACAGCACATGGTGGGGGCGTTCGCGAAGCTCGGCATGCGGTTGCTTTACAAGACGAAGCCCAAGAAGTCGAAGAAGCATGGCGGTGCATATCGTGGTGGGGGTAATTGGGCGTTCAACGAGGCAGCGCTCATGCGTTACATGGACGCAGAGATGTCTTACGTGCTGCGTGACCTCGGCGAAGATGGGATCAGCGGTGACGAGTGGTACGATCGAATCCACGAAATCGTCGCGGAACACGACCTACCGCAATCAGAGATGCTGTTTCCCCTGGCAATGAAGCTCCGCGAACTCGGTAAGATGGTGTCCACGTATTACGACCACTTGATCGAGAACACGGTCGGCGTTCACAAGGACAAGACGGGTCGCGAGGTCGGCACGCTTCACTGTTCGTTCAACCAAGCCGAGGCGAAGACGGGTCGGTTCTCGTGCTCTAATCCGAACCTGCAGAACATGCCACGCATTCTCGGTCCCCGGGAATGTTTCATCACCCGCCCTGGGTGTTGGAATCTGCACGCGGACTATGAGCAAGTCGAGATGAAGATGTTCACCCACTTCGCTGAGGACGAAGTGATGGCCGCAGCGATAGCAGACGACATCCACTTAGAAGTCGCTGCTCAGATATATGAGCTCGAGCGTGAGATCGTCAGCAAGGAGCAACGTAAGCGAGCTAAGGGCGTGAACTTCGGTGTGGTGTACGGTGCAGGCGGTCCAACGATTGCAGAGACGCTAACACAGAAGGGGTTGAAGACATCGCAATATGAGGGCAAGGTGCTGGTCGCGGCATACCACCGCAAATTCCCGAGCGTGAAGCGCAAGGGCAAGGAGATCGCACGACAGCTCCGCGACGATGGATACATCTCTAACCCGTACGGTCGTCGATACTACATCCCGGTCAAGTTCTCATACCGCGGCCTTAATTATCTTTGCCAGGGGGCGTCAGCGGACATGATGAAAAAGGCGATGGTCACAATCTACGATTGGATCAAGGCTGAGAACTTAAGCTCACGGCTTATCATGACCGTGCATGACGAGATTGTTCTCGAAGTGCCGTTCCGCGAGATGAAGCGGGTCGCGGCTGCATTGCCCGGAATGATGGAAGATCACGATAACTTCTTTGTTCCCATCACTATCGACATCGAAGTGGTGCGGAAGCGTTGGTCACAGAAAGCAGCCTGGAATGTCGCCGCTTGACGCGGCCTCAGTGGCGGGGTCTTCATGGCGTTGCCCCGTCCGTGTGTGGAGGGCTCCGTAGTACATGATGTGCTACGGGGCCCTTTCTTTTCTAGCAAACGGCTGACGGGTCAATCGGGATCCCGTATACTGTGCTTCCACATCTATGAGGAGCAACGCCATGCTTCGAGAACTCGACCGATCACTCGCCCGTGCCATCAAATCACGGGACGCCATCTTGGGCATTATCAACGACCTGCGGAAAGAAGACAAGGTCGTGCCGAGGGGACTAAGCTACGCGGTTGCCCCACTGGGGCTTGAGCCGGGTGCCGACCTCAGCGCGACCAACCGATTCACAGAAATCAAGAACAACTATCGCCGGGCTTGTGAACTCGTAGGGGAGCTAGACCGTTCCGTTGCGGCGATCCGATCCCGGGCGAAACATGTGCATGATACGGCCGCAAACGTGGTCAAGTCAGAGTCGCTGGCGCAGGATGCGCTCGTGTACTTCAATAACTGCTGTGCTAATAAAGCGCTGCAAAGTCAGAGCCGGGCTCGGGGATCGACCCGCTCTACTGATCCGAGGCGATCCCGCAAGGAACCGAATACCATGGCCGCGAAGAACCTGTCTCAGAAGGAAACCAAGTCCCGCATTGCTGAGCTGATCGCTGAACTCGAGACCGCCGACTCCGACGAGAAGCGTAAGATCCGTGCCCGTCTGCGTGCGCTGGGTCACACGGGTGGCGGAGGCGGTCGCGGTGGTCGCCCCAAGACCGCTGACGCCGCGACCCCCACGTCTAAGCCGACCCGCAAGGGAAAGACGGGGGGCAAGAAGGTCAGCAAGAAGACGGGTGGCCGTCGCCGTCAGAAGACGGTTGAGGCCTGACCCCCCCAGAGCGCTGCTCGAGCCACCTCCCACTGCCCTTCGGCGCGGTGCGGGGTGGCTTTTTTTATGATGCTAAAGCGAGTTCAGGCGGCAATTTTTTGGGGCTAAATTTGGGGCAGAAAATTAGGCAATTCACGTACGAATGAGCACATGTGAGGGCAGTTTTTGATACAATGTGTATGTCCCGAACACACCAAACGGAAACGCCAAAATGACCATCTCGATCACGCTCTCACTCGCCCTCGCCAACGACATCATCGAAGCCGTCGATTCCACCATCGACAACCTGCTCAGCGAATACGAAAACTACGACTGCGATGCCATGCTCGCCGCCCGCGATGCGATCTATGCCGCGCTCGAAATCTCAAATACCGAAACGATCGATCTCAACCGTGCCGCCCTCATCGAAGCTGTGGGGCCCTTCGCCGACGATGACACGATCGACGAAGTTCTCGAGCGCGAGGGCATGTGCGAGCGCCTGACCGCTCTGTACGTCTCGCTTGAGCTCGACGCTGCCCACGTCGCCGTCAACTGACCCTCGACTCACGACCTCGCCCCCTGCCAAAACAGGGGGCTTTTTTTTTAGCAACTCGAGCCGATTGTGGCACGCGACCGATGATCCGTGACTTCACCGCACCCACATGCCCAACCCCGCCACAAGCGCCTTTATTTTTGGCTCTCCTGAAGTTTTTGACCCCATCCTGGCACGGCAGTTGCTCGCGTGCGTTCAATTCCACATGACCTCCGACCCCATCCCCCCCCGGGCCGGGGGGGGGCGCTAGGGGGGTCAGGATCGCCCGTGAGGCGTTTCCGCCCCGGCGCGACCCGTCACTCACGCCCGCGCTTGAAACGCCCCACGGGCGATTCGGAGAAAAAAAGGGCCTTTACGGGGCCTCAGCGGCAGTTTTAGAGAAAATTGCCCGATTCGCGCTCCAGGGGACACACGAACCACCCGATACGTTGTACACTGTGTTCGTTCTTTGACATCTCACCCTTGCCACTCGGCACGACGGCGCACCGCCTGAGCCACTGCGAATCGACGACCCCCGAACGGGGCGAGATGCGGGGAACAGCGCCACGAAAGTCGGGGAAACGAACATGGGGACGCACACGATGCGACCCCTGGCAAGGGTGATTCATATCGTGCGACGAATCGACGCGACACCGCGAGGGCCGCACCCAATGCCCATTCGATTCGACTGATGCCACGTTGAGACGTGGAACACCGAACGCTGTACGCCCTAACACTGTGCCTCTGCAGCGCGTGAGCATCAGTCACAAACCGACACTACACACGGCGCCCTCTTAACGGGGGGTGATCGTGATTCCCATTCTGTTTCGCTTTCCCCGCAATGTGCGGGGGCGTTTCCCATTCACTCCACACACGGAGCTATCGCCATGAACACCAACACCATCAACGTCAACGACCGCGTCCGCTTCATCAACCCCAAGTCGGGCGAGGACTCCCAGGGCACCGTCACTAGGGCGCATAAGGCCATCCTGGCCGTTCAGTACGATGACGGCGGCGTGATCCGAATCAATCGAGCCGATGCGTCGAAGATGAAGCGCGGCCGTCTCGCCCTTAACGAAGAGTTCACCGCTGACGAACTCGCCGCCCAGATCGCTAAGCTGCTCGTTGAGTTGGGCAACGCCACGACCGTCACCGATCGTAAGGCGATCCGTCGTAAGCTCCGTGCCCGGGGGCACAATGGTGGCACCGGCAAGCGCGTTGCGAAGAAGTCGACCCCCCGTAAGACCGCGAGCAAGAAGACCGCGAGCAAGAAGACCGCGAGCAAGAAGACCGCGACCAAGGGGCGGCGCACGACCAAGGCGACTCGCGCCGCCGCCGCCTGATCTGATCCACCCCCATCCTCACCAGCCGCCCGAGAAATTGGGTGGCGGGCTTTCGTTCATTCTGTTTCGTCACACACACGGAGGCAACATCATGCGACATCTAACCATCGAGCGCGCCCGGGCACTCACGAAAGCCCTGAGCACCGTGTTCGCGTACACTAAGCGGCTCGACCCTGGCTTTCCGATTGAATACAATCACGGGCATGAGATGGTGTCGATCATCATGGACATGATTCGCGTAGCCAATGACTTCAGCGCCGCCGCTTCTAGATGTAAGACCGCATCCGACGCTCACCGCTCGTGCATCTCGCTCACCGATGGGGCGCAGGTATACGCCAATGAGCTCATTCGTCGGCACGACGCCACTCCCAACGACCACCGCGCCTGATCCCGTTTCGCACACACACACACACCGAGGCTTACACAATGACCACGACCACGACCACGACCCACACCGTCCCCACTTACCCCGTCACCACCATGGGCTTTGATCTCGATGGCACGTTCCATGACAAGATGGCCGCCGTCAAGACCGACACAATTCTTAGGATGGGGCTTCACCGCTTCCAGCTGTGCGTCACCGGGCGTAACCAATCAGACCGCCGCGTCTCGTTCGGGGCGCTCCTCCCTGGGCCACATGCCTCCGCTTTCGGAATGTGTGTCATCATCTCGAACATGCGCCCCAGCGACAAGGCCCGTGAGCAGGCAGCTGAGGCCGCGCTGACGATCGATGTTGAGTTCGGCGATCACCTGATGATCGACGGCGCCACATACAAGATCGCCCCTGCCGCGAACCACAACCTGCACCTGGAAATGATCGACCCCGGATGACCCCGAGTGGCGATGGTGTTAACGCATCATCGCCGCTGTTGACCCTAGTTCAGGAGACGTTAGAATGAAGACGTACACCACTCCCGCCCTCTACGTGATCTATATGGCCAGATCCAAGGGCGGCGCTCGCCTGTATCTCACCCGCGGCGGTGATTACACCCACGATGTCCTCGATGCGGACATGTTCACCAAGACCCAGTCTCAAGACGCAATCATCTTGTGCGACCTCGCTTATGGCGAGGCCGTGCACCACAACGAATGCGTCCAATCACCACACTCGAGGAAGCACCGATGAACGCCACCATCCATTTCGACGACCACGTTCTTTGCCGTAACATCACCGCAGCCCTGCACGGTGACAACTTCTTGGCCGCGTACAACATTCACCCGCATGATGACGATGGGCAGATCTACTGCCGACGTGACCAATGGGAAGACTTGTGTGAGGCCGCCGATGGCGACCCACACTCTCAGATCCTGGCGCAGGCCGTCATCTACGGCCCGGGGGTTCGCATTCAAAGCAACGGCGGCGAATGGGAAACAACGCTCGACCGCGATGCAATTCGTGGCGCGCTGTGCGAGCGCTTGCCCGTGTTCCAACCTGCCGCCGTCACCGAGATGATGATCGGCGAGGTCAGTGTCGCTGTTGGCGACGCGCTTGTCTTCACCGCGATGAATCAGACGCAGGTGGTTTACTGATGCAGGCATTCCTTCCGTTCCGATCGTTCGTGAAGTCGGCCAAGGTGCTCGACTATCGTCGCCTCGGCAAACAGCGAGTCGAAGCCAAGCAGATTACGCTTGCGCTGCTCGCTGCTCCAAAGGCGTACGGGTGGCAGAACCACTCAGCGACCCGCATGTGGCGCGGTCACGAATCACACCTTACTCACTACGGCCTTATCATCGTCCGCGAGTGGCGACGACGTGGCTACAACGATTCGATGCTACCCTGGTTTGAGCGCATGTATGCAGTGCTCCGCGAACGGGGCATCGGGTGCAAGCGCCCACCGTGGCTCGGTGATGAACGTCTGCACTCATCGCATCGAGCATCGCTGCTGTTGAAGGATGAAGAATTCTATGGTCAGTACGAGTGGGCTGAGCAGCCCGCTAATGATTACTTCTGGCCCGTTCCCCTGGAGACCACCTCATGACCATCTTTCGGTTCATTGCCGAACTCATCCGTGACCTTGCTAACGCCATCACCATGAACGGACGCAACGGCGTCTGATAGATAGGACCACACACACACACCATGGCATTCTCAAAGAACGACCGCGTGCTCGCTGACTTCGATGGCGAGTGGTTCCCCGGCACCGTAACCAAGCGATTGAAGACGGTTTGTGTCGTCGAGTTCGATGACGGCGAGACCCACCGACTAAAGCATGTTGATCTTCGAGTCGAGACGGATCTCGCGTTCGATGACAATGGCGACCTCAGCGAAGACACCGCCGAGATCGGCAAGGGCTTCAACCAATACGCCATCCAATGGAAAAGCGCCAAGGGCGTGATCGTGAAGAAGCGCGACCAATGGACCTCAGCCCTGCGGTTCTCCGCTGACGTTGATGGCGCTCGCTTCTGGGGGCAGTGGCGCGTGGCCTCCGGGCAATCGTCCGGGTACGAAGCTGCATGGTGTATCGACATCTGGGTCGAGCGCAACAGCAAGCAGTACTCAGTGAAGTCCATCCCGTACTACGGGGCGGACCCTCGCGCTACGCTTGATTCAATGAACGCCGACCTCTGCGCCGTAATCAACCAGTGGCTCTTCGCGTACGGCGACAGCGAGTTCGAGAACTTCGACTTGATCGTGCAGTCCGCACGTTACCCCGTCGTGAAGATCAATCGGCTGGCGACGATCGACGAGCTGATCTTGAAGTTGAAGGAATTCCGTGACCTGGCCATTCAGTTGGGTGGGGAACGTGCGTTCAAGCTGCGGTCGGACAATGATGACGACCCGGCAGTCACCATCTCGATCAACGTGACCAACCAGGCGATCGCCTTGAAAGGCCGACCGCCGTCGCTCATCGACGGCAGCGTCTTCGATGGCGTGACCGGCAAGAAGGGAGTCAAGGGAACGAAGTTGAAGATGGCGCCCGAGGCCACTACCCTGCAGACGATCATTGACCGCTACCACAAGTGCACCCCCGAAGAGCAGCGCGCTCTGAGGGGCACGATGCGGAAGATGGGGGTGAAGGGTGGCCTCCAGGGGGCGAAGAAGATGCTCGCCAGTAAGGAGGCAACGGCCTGAACTCCAACCACCAGGAGACAAGCAATGGAGTACATTGCCCGCGTGGGATTGACCGTCTTGTTCTTTGCTGCGTTCTTCATCGCGGTGCACATGATCTTCCGACCCAGCGACCCTGCTGACTGAACACCGCGGCACGACCCCGAAAGGGGCTGTGTCGTCTTAGCCAATGTGTGTGGCGATAGCCCCTCGGTGCATGGACGCGCCGGGGGGCTTTTTCGGGCGCTCACGGGACCCTAGGGGATCCCCTTGATCGACCCCTCACCCCGCAAGCGCCCAGGATCGCCCCTGAGACGTCGCGCCCACGGGGTGGGGGTGTCAGTCATCGAACGCGCTGAACGCGCTTAGGGGCGATCGTGGGCCGATTGCGGGGGGGATGCGTGCGAGGGGCGCATCGGGGAGGGGGTAGGGGGCTCCCCTGAGCGCTTTCTCGTCCCCAGATGCGTCGTCAGACGATCCGCACGTCAGAACGCTCAGGGGCGATCTGGGGCGCCCGGGTCAATCGATCGTGAACTCGACGAAAAGGGCGAAGTTGTCGACCGCCCCCGAGACGCTGACGATTTCGAGCCAGACCCACGAGTCAGCGGGCACGGTCGCATCTGAGAACGTCGTGGTCACGTCGCCCGTGGTCGTGCTTGTCGTGGTCACGTTCGCCCCCGTGACCGCGTTGCCCGCCGCCGATCGATCAGTCGAGTGACGCAGTCGCCAAACCACGTTCGTCCCCGCGGCGATTACACTCGTGATCGAAGTGATGGTAACGGCAACATCGAATCGCCCGAGGTCCGCATCGCCGGCAGAGGGACTCCCGACACCGACGCTCGACGCACCGATTGTCCCCGACGATCCGTCCGACCACGCGGTGCCATCGTACACGAGCAGCACGTCTTCGTCCTTGATCCATGCAACCATGCCCTCCCGCGGACTGAGGAATTGCCATCCGTCCACGTAGATCGCGAGCTTACCCGTCTGCCCCTCCCATGCGTCACCGCCAGCGGGAGTCGCGGCAACGAGCCACACTTGCCCGTTCGTGGGCGTGGTGTTGTCTTCGTCGTTCTCGTCCCGATCTTCGACAAGCAGGTGTGTCAGCGCGTCGACCTTGATGAGAGCTTCATTGTGTGTGGCGTGAGCATTGGCCTGCGCTTCGGCGAGCAATGCGAGATTCAGGTTTGCGGTCGTGGTCATACGGTAGCCTCCCGTCCCTTGCCTGCACCGCTAGTGGGATCGAGCTGGTAGATGTTAAGGTCGACGGGGTCACCCGGTGTGAGCCCATCGGTCGTCTGCTCTGCTGCGGTGTAGGACGCAGTCGGTGATGAAGCAGTGATCGTGCGAAGCACGGTTCCCCCCGGCGAATCAAGGATCTCGACGCGGTAGTCTTCGACGCTTTCCAGCAAGGGCACCTCCGCCCCTTCGCGGAACAACCGGGTGACAGCGCGTGACTGTCGCGTCCAGGTGATGGTCATATTGTCACTACCATCTCGGGTCGCGGCGATTTCGACGGGCGAGAATGATCGGATGTTCTGACCATTGTACGTGGCCGACTGTGAGATGGAATCCGCTTCGTCGGCGCCCGACGATACTCCCTTGAAGTATCGGGTCAGCCCGATGTCGCTCCCGCTGATTGTCTTGAATGCTACGGGGCCGGGCGTGAGCAGCACGACTCGATCGTTGGCCGCGTGCGTGCTCGTCGCGTCCCACGTATCCCGAAGGCCCCGGAGCAGCGTGCTGACCGTGTACCTGTTGTCACCGTCCGCGACCACATCCTGGTACGCAACAATCTCATCGCCGATGAGTAGCCACCCAGTTCCCGCGAGCGCGGCCTCTTCGGTCACGGACACGAGTGCACCGTGTAGCAGTAAAATCTGCACCGATGCACTACGGTCCCAGTATCCAACGGGCCCATCAGCGAGTGCGCCGATTGTCGTGCCGACAGTGGCCTCGAGTGTGGCCACACTGTTCTGGGTGAACGTAGTATCATCGGGTGACACGAAGACAAAGCCGCCAGCCCAACCCGCGTCTCGATCACTGGCGCACATCGCACAGTAGTAACCAGGGTTAGTCTCTTCGCTCGAGGTAAGGGCGGGGAGCTGCATGATGAGCAGAGTAACGTGCGGCGGAGTGTATACACCCGACCCCTGGACGACGGTGCCTTCCACGTCTACGGTGTCAGACGTTGCCGCTGACTTGATTACGCCCTCGACTTCGATGATGCCCTGGGCCCCGCGGATCACTCGACCCACGGCGATCAGGTAAGTCTCGCCCCCGTTGGTCACAGTGACATCATCGCCCTCCTCGAGATCCCAATACTTGGGACTGAGCGTCATGGACACGCCCACCGATCGTTGCCAACTTCGCCACAGTCGACGACGAGCAACACCCTTGGCTTCGGTGGGGGTCATCGACAATGGCAGTCGCATGTTAACTTCGTTACGGGCGAGCACGTCTTGGCGGTGAAAGTGCACGGACCCGTTCTGAAGGTCTCGGGCGGGATCAAGGAACGTCACCGTCACCGACGACGGCAGTAGTCGCGGATCTGGCCGCTCGAACTTCATCGGGGATGGAGCGCTCGCCCCGGTGTGCGCCGCGGTATCCCTCTGGGGGATTATGAACTCGTCTTCCTCGGAATCGATGGCGTAGAAATACATAAGTCCGCTCGACTCACGCATCCCGACATCGTACGCCATCATGATAGGCTCGAGCAGGCGGTGGATGTGCTGCGGTCCTTCAACCACCATCCCGCGGAATGTATCGGTGAGCGTACTGACCACGTAATCAGAAGCGCTGAGGTCCTCGGTCCGATTAATCAGCTTACCGATCGCTTGGCCCACGTTGAGCGTGGTGTCGGCTTCGACCTCGAAGTTGAGATGGGGCATTCGATTACCGAACATGGTCAAGCGCAGCGTCTCGATAGCGGCGTACGCCAACCCGGTGTAGGCGGGTGCGCTATCTGTTCCCTTCACTGCCGCGTACATCGCGTTGGCCGTGGTCTGCGATCCATCGTACACGGTGATCGAGTCAGTGATCCGTGGGTCGAATGAACCAAGCGCTTGGCTAAACCCCACGGTGCGCCCGCAGTCGGCCGTTTCCGAGATGTTATCCGCGTCAGGGTTCTCCATGTAAACCCACACCGAACCGTCGTCACGATCCTCAGTGCGGGTCACGGTGAAGGTGCCATTGTTGACCGCGTTGTCCCAGCCGGTCATAGTCAATGGCTTCCCGCTCACGAACTGCAGGAGATCGGGTGGGTTAGCGGGTGCGCTGACCGACAGCTCAGTTCCATTAGCAGTCAGCGCCACGTCACAAGTGTTATCGAATGCGATGGTCACGCCACTCGCGGCGTTGTAGATTTCTTTCGAGTCAGCCCAGATGCGGACGATCGACCCGGTGATGCGCTCGCACGCGCCAGCAAGCAGGTCAACCTGGTACTCATACTCAGTCTCGTTGACCGTCTGACCTCCGCCGCCCTTGCCCCCGACTTCGCTGCTGGTTGTCGTGGTGATCTCGCGGATGCCGCTGTACCACAGCACCGTCGCGCCCATGCGACACTCCGGGCCCATGGCGAACATCACACCGCCGCCCTCGGCCCCGGTTTGCACGCGGAACTCGTCGAGGCGGGGGCCTTCAATGTTCTGATCGGGCGGGCCCCCGAACAATGCTGGGAAAACGAATGCCTGGTCGATGTACGCGCCGGCGGCCGCACCGATGGCCCCCCCGATCCCAGGTAGGATTACATTGCCGACAGCGGCAAGGGCAAGCGTGGCCATCATTCAACTCCTGGGTATCGGAACGCGGTGTGCAGGCGCGGACGCCAATGCTTTTCTATTGGATGTTCCACCACTTTGCCCGCGGTGGAATGCGTGTGGATCATCATGTCTGGGCCCGTAGCGATGGCTACGTGCTGGGGTCGCTTGGGATGTCGGATCCAGAATACAAGAATGTCGCCATCACCGTGATTCAGCCCGACATCGACACATCCCGCTTTCAGCAAGCCGGCGCATAGTCTGCGGCCGTCAGGTGAGGGCGCGTATCCCTTCTCATCGTGACCGGCCAAGTCAAGGTCATTGGCGACCATGACTGGCAATCCGATACAGTCGATGCCGTGGCGTGATCTCCCTAGATGTTGGTATCGTACGCCGAGGTACCCACGGGCGGCAGCCACGATGTCGGATCGGCTGGTCACGTCCGAGTGCCGGCAGTGATGAGAAGCTCGTCAGTTCCGGGCAGGTCGGGGAAGCCGCCGAACTTGGCGATATTGTTAGTCCATGGTCGGCCGCCGCTCCCCGTGGTGCCTCGACAATGGTTCTTCGATCGGGCACAGCCCGGGTGAACCGTGAACTCGTCACCAACCACCATATCGTACGGGGTGTTTTCGAAGAGCTCGATCTGCTCGTCACCCACGGGCAGTGTGTGGTTACGAACTTCGAAGCTTAACCCGTCGTTCGCGCCACTCGTCCACACGACCATCCCGTACCGATACAGTTGATTGACCGCGGGGCTCAGATCAATTCTGAACCTCGATCGCTGCGTGTTGATCGAAGTGATCTCGCCAGCGACCGTGATCGCGGGGACATTAATCCCGCAATTAGAGTCACCCAACACCCACTGACAGTCACGGGTGTACGTGCGGCCAACGCGCTGCTGCAGGCGTCGTGCCTTAGTCGCCAGGGCCGCTCTCCACATCGTTTCTTCGTAGTCGACCGTCTCGATCATGTAGTGAGACTCAAGCATCGCCCCAGCCCAGGGGTAGCGCCAGTCAACAAGGTAGGTAATGACATCGGCACGGTCGTAGAGACCGGCACGGAGGTCGTCTTCGGTGATGTTCGCATCGTCGAGCACACCAATGCTGTCGGTGTTGCCCGACTGAAGCCCCGACTGCTTCTCGGCCGCGGTGAACTGCGCTCCGCCGCCAGGGGCGAATGTCTGACCACCGAATGACAGCGGTGAATTGTGATCCGTGAAGCGGAACACTGTTCCATCCGTACGAGTGATCTTGTACAGCGTGGCGATGTGTCGAACCGTCTCGGGCTTCAGGGCATTGTGTGAATTGGGTCCAGCAAATGCCATCACGCCGCCTCCTCTGCTGACTCGTCAAAACCGATGTTGGATTCAATCTCGACATCCTCAAGCAAGTCCATCATGTCGTCAACGCCCATGATGCGGCGCTGGTTGAATGCGGATTCGAGCTCAGCGATCTCATCCGCCCGGTCTGCCATTTCCTTCTCGACGCCTGCGAACGCATGGGGCGCGTGCCGATAGATCCCGGCGCGAAGCTCACGCGCCCACCGCTCAGTGCCATAGATGATACGAGACACGAAGTGTTGGTTGTACGTAAGTCGCCACGACGGATCGGGCGTGCCCGCTGCGCTCTCACGGTTGAGCACGAACCCCGTCCGCATGTATTGGTGAGCGACTGCGGTGTCAGTAACAAGCCGCACCTCGTAACCACACATCCAAGCGCGGGCGCAGGCGAACTCTTCGTCGAGTCCCCAGCCCCTCAATCCGTGCGACCACCCCCCTATGCCCTCAGCGACATCTCGGGGGATCAGGTAGCACGCACCCATCATGCCGGGCGTCTTGGGGCAATACTCCGCGTTCGCACGCATCCGACACCACAGCGATCTAATACCGCTGGTCGTCTGACGCAGCACGGCGCCCGTTCCCCAGTGCCCGCCAGCATTGCTACCAACCCAAGTGTTCAGGTCGGCGGACACGGGACACAAGATCGCACGCGGAAACTCAACGTGGGCGCGAAGCATGCGGTCGAGCCAGCACGGGGGAAACGCCATGTGGCTGTCGACCAGGATCAGCACGTCGTGCTTCGCTGCGTCGATACCCTTCTGACGTGAGGCCGCACACCCGAGGCGTTGGTCGTTGCCAATGTAGCGAACGCCGAAGTCCTCGAACCGAAGCACTCGCGTCTCGAGTGAGACCCTGCTGTTATCGTCGACCACGATGATCTCGTCCGGGCGACGATCCGCCCGCAGCAGCGAGATGATCGTCGCTTCAAGGTCGGGGCCTTCGTTCATCGCGGTAACGATGACCGAGCACTTGATCGTCGATGGCATACGCGCCACGGGGATGTCGAACAGCTCGCCCCACGGAGACGTATCCGGGTCGGCGAACGCACTAATAACTGTGGACGAAATAAAGCTAGTGTCTGCCCAGGGCGGAGTGCTTGTGCTTATGTCGTCGCCCCACCCGTTCGGCGCGGTCGTGACGGCGGGCTTGGTTGTCGTCAGCGCGGTAGTAGTCGTCGTGCTGACGGTGGTGGTGCGGCTGGTCGGGGTTGTGCCCGCAGTCGTCGTGGTCGTCGCGGTGGTCGCGGAAGCGATCGGACTGCACCTGAACCGCCACGTTCCCCCGGGAGTGCTGTCATCGACCAGGTAACACGAGCAGATAGTGTTCTGTAGTACGACCTCGCCGGTATACTCCTGCTCGTAATCCAGGATAGCGATCTCGAAGGATGATGGGTTCACAAGATACAGAACGGGACCGCCGGTCTTTATGCTCGGGAGCAGCGCATTCGGCAGGAGCACTGACAGATTAGGGTCGGTGGCGTTGAGCACCTTCACCCGGCTGAGCGCTTCGACGAGCTGGGTGTCTTCGCTCAGGGCGATCTCACTAGCCCCGCCGTAGAATTCCTCGATCGAGATGGTCATTGGGGTGCCTCAGAATGCGTAGTAGGTGTAGGTGCTCGACCCATTGAACGATAGAATAATGGTAACGCACCCACCCGCGGCGACAGTGGCAATCGCGGTATTACCATCAGCGTCGGACTCGACGACGTTGAGCGACTCGGCCCCGGACACGTTCTTGATGTAGAACAGTGGGCCGCCTGGTGTCATGGTTGACTTCGTCGGCAGCTTCACGTCGACCCCGCTGGCGGTGGGGTCGATCGAGTGCACCCTGCCCTCGAGAGTCGAGATGCTGATGTCGATGGCCGTAGCGCGCTCGCGTGCACCGCCGAAGAAGAACTCGCCGTTCGTTGCGGTGCTGTCGATGATCTCAACGATCGGGATATCCTCGGCGGACCCCGACCCGAAGTCGTCAAGCGACAACATGAGCACATCGTCGACCTCTTCGCCGAATCGTGCGGGCACATCGAACTCACACCCTGCAGACACAGTAAGGCCCGACCCGGGCGCGCTGCTAAAGGTGATGACCCCGGTGGCGTAGTTCACGCTGTATCCAACGCCTTCGACCAGGGCGGACGCATCGACGGCCGCGAGCAACGTGCCGCTAACAGGCTTGGTGATGTTCCGGGTTCGGGTGATGCCCCCGCTGGTGTAGAGCTTGTTCATCTGAAACTGGGTGAGGCTCCCGTTTCCAGTGCCGATCACCACATCAAGCGCAGTGTGGGCGCCCGATCCGTTCGTCCCGGTCGTGAAGTCAGCCCAGTCCTTGTAACGGAATCCGAATGCCGGCCCTCGACGGGCGATATAGAAGTCGACCAGGGTCTTGAGCTGGCTATACGACTTGACGCCGTACGCTGCGTTGAATCGCCGACGGGCATCGTCCCATCGAGCGATACGTTCTTCCGCCCCCGAGTCGAGCGAGATAACGTTGGTACGAAAGCCCGGGCCGCCTTGCGATCCCCAGCTAATGTCATCCGGGAACTGTACTTCGTGGAATCCCATTCAACGGGTCCTCCCAGTATCGCCCGCGCTAGACACGGCTCGGCGCATCCGACTGGCGACCTGCTTTTCGCTTCGACGGAACGAGTCCGCGTCCCGGGTCACCACGGTCATGTTAACCGTTGTTGACCCACCACCACCGGAGACACCGAGTCGTCCGTTCGAGTCACGCTGAAGTGGCATGATCGCTTCAGGGCCGGCTTCGCCCATGAGCCCAGTGCCACTTCGCATTGGAAAGAAAGTGGGTCGGTCGACTACACCACCGGAGGCGAAAGCAGTGAGCCGACCGCCCACGAATGCGTTACCATTGGCATTCCCGGTCGGAATGCCGAATGCCCTAGACAGCCCGCCCGAGATCCCGCTGGAAAGCGGCCCGAGCAGGAATGTCTGCAGGACAATGCGGCTGAGTTGTTCGAGCAGGCCCTTGGCAGCCTCTTCTGCGGACGATGCGCCAAGGATGAAGTCACCGAGCGAACGCGAGAAGGCATCGCCGATGTCCTGCGCCATGAAGAGCAGGTTCGCTTGAGCCTCGGTCAGTCGAATCGTGGCATCGGTTGCGGCCTCTGTTGCAGGTGTGAGCTCTTCCATTGTCTCGAGCATCGCCAGGTTGACATCGTTAGGGGTGATGGCCGCAAGGTCAGGGGCGGACACAACCTCACCCTGGACCGAGGCCACCCGCTCACTCGCAAGCTGCTGTGCCCGGGCGAGCACGTCGGACGCGAACGTCGTCGGATCAACAGCGCGGGCGAGCTCGGGGTTACTCTCGATGAATCCCGACCACCCGATGGTGAACGCCTTGCCAGCTTCCTTCCCGAGGTCGGTCATCTCACCGATGTAATCAGTCGAGAACGAGTTCGTGAATGCCACGGCGGCGTCCGCTGCAACCAGCGCGGGGTTGAATGCCTGGAGTGCGGCCCCACCGAGCTCAGAATAGGTAGACAGGTCAAGCGGGTTGAACGATGCTACGTTCGCGGCGACAGAGGTGAATCGAGTGAACACGCCGGAGATCACGCGGACCATGCCGGTGAATGCACCGATGATTGCATTGACGATCCGCTTCGCCATCGTGAGCATGCTGTTAAGCATCGACCCCCAGTTGTCAAGTAGAGACCCGAACACACCCTCCCATGGCTGAAGCACGACATCGGCGATAGCCCCGACGACTATCTTGACCGTCGAAATCACCTCGGCCAGTTGATCGACGGCCCAGTTCAACAATGTGACCGCCCGCTCCTGAATAACCTGGAACGTAGCCAGCGCAATCTCACCGAGGGTCAAGGTTGTTCCGCCGAGCTCGACGGTCACATCCTTTAACTTGATGAGCAGCGTAGCCAGGGCTGCAACCGCCACAGCGATCGCCGTGACTGGATTAGCAATCATCGCTGCAGTCAGTGCACGGACGGCCGCAGCGGCGCCTGTCGCGCCAGTAATGAGCCCCACAAAGAACAGTCCGACTTCCAGGGCGATCACTGCGCCAATCGTCAGGCCGACGAAGCGGATTGCGTCAGCCAGGACGCGGGCAGCGTTACCAGCGGTCTTGAGCTTGTCCTCCATGCCGGCGATGATTCGCAGCGCGTCGGTTATGACATCGATAACCAACTGGAACGTCTGACCGAATCCCGATTGCCCGAGCTGCAGCAACAGTTCCTGAATGACCGAGACGAGCGACAGCATCGAACCCGTGAGCGTAGTGCCCATGATGTCGGCGGCAGCCTGTGCTCCGGGCTTCAGCCCCGTTTCGAGCTCGTTAGTAAGTTCCTTGACGCGATCTGCACCCTGCGCCAGGATCAACGCGGCAGACGTAGCTTCAGTTCCGAAGATCGCGGACGCCTGCGATGCCGTAAGCTGGGCATCCCCGAGCGTCCCGAAAATCTGACCGATAGACCGCACGTTCGGGTCGAGCTCTTCAATCGTAAGACCGAGCTCGCTCAACGCCTGCGCCGCTCGCGACGTGGGCTCACGAACCAGGTTCAGCATGATCGCCCGCAACGCGGTGCCCGCCTTCGACCCCTGAATAGCGGAGTCACCGAGCACGCCGATCGCGGCCGATGCTTCTTCGACGCTGCGGCCCATCGCGCCGAACACCGGGCCGGCATCTCGCATCGCGGTGGCGAGCTGCTCGACATCGGTGTTAGCGGAGTTCGCGGTTCGCACGAATGTATCGGCGATCCGCTCGGTCTCGCTTGCCCTCAACCCAAACTGACCCACGGTGTTAGATGCGATGTCTGCAGCACGTGCGAGGTCAAGGCCCGCAGCTGCCGCGAGGGCGAGAGTGCCCGGCAGTGCTGCGGTTTGTTCGTTTGCAGTGAAGCCCGCACGAGCAAGGAACACGAGTCCCTCTGCGGCCTGGGCTGCACTGAACTTTGTAGTGGCGCCCAGCTCACGGGCGAGATCGGTAAGGGCGATGAATTGATCGCTCGTCTTCTTCAACCCACCGACAACAGCGAGCTCGGTGGTTACACGGTCAAACTCAGAGAACACCCCGATGGTGCGACGACCGAGCTCGAGGATACCCGCACCAGCGAACGCGCCAGCGATGGCGGTTCGCAGGATTAACATTTGCTTGCCGAGAAGGGTAGCGCGCTTCCCGACCTTTTCAAACGACCCATCGATCCGACGGCCCTGGCTAGTGATGCGCTGGCCGGCCCGCTCTACTTCCTTAGCCCCCTGGGTTGCGCCCCTAGCCCCGATGACTACTTCCATCCTTGGCATTGTGCTTCTCCGAGATCATCTTAAGGAACGTGCCGTCGAGCGCGGTTAGAAGCTCAACGTAGTCGGATCGAAGTTCGGGGTCGTCGATACCTTCGAGCTCAAAGAACGCGAGCATCTCGCTGAGTGGAATTGGTCCCGGGCCAAACCCGCACGGTCGCTTGGTGTTCAGCAGCAAGAACGCTGCCCAGATACCGAGCTCGAACGGGTCATGAATCTCAGGGGCGTTATCGAGAGACGGGGTTGGCTTTCCCTGCCTTGCCCGTCTCTCGAGAACTGCCATTCGCCCGGGGTTAGAACCCCACTCGACCCACCATCGGAGATACTCGATCAGTTTCCCGCTGACTGTTCCATCGTCTCGTCACGGAACAGATCGATGTCCGTGGCGTATTCGATGACCATGGTCAAGAAGTCGGGGAACTCCTCGAAGATCTCGAGCGCCTTGTTCGCGCTGAACGGGATCTGCTGCTCATCGTCACCGAGCAGGTTCTCCCATCCGAGCAGCACATGATTGGCGATCGCCCGCTTCGTCGCCGATTCCATCGCGGCGTCGGCGATCGAACCCGTAGAGTGCCGCTTGTTGCGGCGCGTCTCCCTGCGGATGAAATCCTGGGCGCCTTTGTTGGACATGCGGGCGACGAGCAAGCGCAGGCCTTCGCCTGCATCGACCCAGACACCCTCTTCGGCTGCCTGGTTGTTGACCTTGAATCGGCTAAGCTTCATTGTGAGCCTCCTAGAACTGCGCTGCTATCAGGCAGCGAATCGAACGATGCGGATGGTGATGTCCTCGGTGCCGTTGCGGTACGCAGTGAAACTGGCGTCCACAATGACATCGGTGTTCTGCCCCTCCGCGGGGGCCTGGGCATCGGTGATGCGGATCTGGGGGAAGTCGATCACGTAACTGTTGCCCGCGCCATCGGTCAGCACGAACGACAGCGAGGTCGCCGTCCAGTTTCGGTAGTAACCCATAAGCACCACCGGATCGCCCGCGGCATAATACGCCTGGATGGTGCCGGTGATGTCAACGCTGCCGGCGCCGATGGAGATGGGGCCGAGCGTCCCGATCTGAGCTCGGTTCCGCAGGTTGTTCTCGACGGTGAGCGAACCCTGGACCAGATCGATCGGGTTCGTCCCGTTCAGGAACACAGCGGCGACGTGGTCCACGCCGTTCATGACCTGGTTAGTTCCGGCCGCGGTTTCACTCCCGTCGCCCACCGTCGCGCTCGTCGTGGTCTCAGTCGTGCCCATCGCCGAGAAGCTGCCAGTGATGATCGCCTCGGGCGCGATGGTCATGTTCACGCTCGAGAAGGTCATGCCGAAGTACTGCATGAACTTACCGCTGCCGGCGATATCGTTGTATGTGCGCTCGATGGCGAACGATCGCTGCTCAGTGCCGTTGACGATCTGAGCGCCCATCTCGGTCGTAACCGATGGGCCAGCGGCTTCAAGCACGCCGGCTGGGTTCGACACCGCGATGGCCCCTGCCGCGGCGGCAGTGATCTTGAAGACACCATTGTTACCCGCGGTGGTGTATCCACCGATCTTCACCCACTGACCGACGACGAACGAACCGAAGCCCGTACCCGAGTCGGTGTACGTGGTAGTGGGGCCGGACACGGCCGCCCCGATAGTGCTCGCGTCGTTGGACACCGCGCTCGACCAGTCACCCGACTGAAGCACCGCTTCGAAGAACGGGTCGAAGTCGCTGTAACTGAGTTCAAAGTTGATGTCGCCGCCCGCACCGAGCGAGGTACGAATGACATCCGTCTTCTGACGATCTTCTCGGATCTCGGCCGAGACGACGCTGCCGGTGTTGAGCTTGAAGGTCTCGCCGGTGTAGCGAAGTTCCGTGAGAGTGGGGGGCCCGGAAGGGATCGCCCCGAAGGTAGTTTCCTCGACATAGGCGAGGGACGTCTGATCTGCGTTGGACATATGTCCACTCCTTAGTTCAGATGAACTCGTCCCCGTAGTACGGGACGGTCACGTTGGCCCGGAACCACTTGCCCTCGGCGCCAACAAAGTCAATACTCGGGATTGCGTAGTGCACTCCCGAAACAGTACTCGCCTGGAACTCGTCGCGGATTCCCTCAGTGACGGTGGTCAGGATCGAGACGCCCGAATCCCTCGGGACATGAACTCCGATGATGCACGCGCCCACGTATCGCACGCGCTTGCTGTCACCCAGTGATGCTTGCCTGGCGTCTCCGTCGCGAAGATGGATAGTCACGAACGGAGTGAGCTCAGGCTTGTCCACACGCGCCCCAGTGCTGGGCGTCGCGAGTGGGTAGTTGTCAATAGCGGTCGGGTAGTCACCATTCGCAGCGAGCCAGGTGATGGCCTTCCCGCGGATCAATTCGTGGATGGTCTTCTGGTTAGGCACCGAATCGCTCCTGTATCTCAGCGAAGGTCACGACGATCATGCCCTTCGGTGCTTGTGCGCTACCCGGACCGGGGCGACCCTCTTCAAGGTACGAGATGTACTCGAGGTTGTTAGCGATGAAGACATCGCTGAACGGTGGAAGGTTACTCAGCTTGCCCAGGCCTGCGGTGATGGCCGCGGATCCCTCTTGTCCAACGTCGCCCTCGGTGGCCTCACCCTTGACCCCCGATGATCCCGACTCCTTCTTACCGAGCAAGATCTTCTTCGGGGACTTGTTGATATCGACTTGCCAGTTACCGCGTGCTCGTCCGGTATCGACCGGGGTCTTGAGTACGATACGGGTCAGCGCGTCGAGCGCGATGAATCGATGGAACAGCACGAGCTGATCCGGTGTGTAGTTCTTGGTAAATAGTTCGACCGCTTGTTGGAACTGCGCCAGGTTGGGCACCCCGCCGTTACCGCGGGGCACTGCGCCGTTGTCAGCGAGCTTGCTCGATGACTCGAACGGGGGTTGGGCGGGGAATCGACTCATGGGTCAGTGCTCGATGGCGAAGAGGTAGAACGCAAGGTTCGCCCCCGACCAGATCTCCATGACTTTGGTGCATTGATACCGGCACGGGCCGATCACCACGAACACAGAACCGGGAAGCACTTCCACACCAGCGGGGACATCAGTCGCGTCAATGCCGACGACTGTGTCCCCAGAGGTGATCGCGCTATCCACTTTGCCGTAACCCGTGGATGCCTCGAACGGTGGTGTGGCCACGATTGAAACAGTCGTCCTCGCTTGAGCCACCAACCCCGTGGTCAAGTCGACCACCTCGGTTGATTGGCGAAAAGTGAAGTCGAGTGGCGACCCCACCTCGGCCATGATTTCCGTGATCGCGGCGGCGACCTCAGTATCGAGTGATGTAGTCATGCTCGGTACACCGTGTTACTGGACATGAGGAGCGGGCGAATCATGTACTCGACCATCCGATACCGCGGATACTGGTCCTGCCCGCCCATGAACTCCTTGTCTGTCTCGATCGGGCCCACTTTGATCTTCTTCGACTTCAGGGGCGCGTCTGCCCCCGCGTCAACGTCGGCAAGCAGCGGGGTGGCGATGTGGCGTAGCGCGAGCTCAGCCGTAGCGTCCTTAAGTCGTTGCGGCATGAAGTTCGAGTCGAACGTATACCAATCGTTGTCGTCAGCGTTGGCCCTGGGCCAGGCAAGGGCCTGCGCTTCCTTAGTTCGGATTCCCCGCCACCGACCATCGTACACCACGTCCAGGTACTGCGTTGCGATGCGGAGCGCGTTCTCCTTGACTGCAGTCGTAGCACCAGACCACGCTGTAGGGTCGTCGTGGTTAGTGTGGTACGTGTCGGCGTCGGCCACCGAAAGGTATGAGTCGGCGGTGCTCAGCCCGGCCCCAGTTTCAACGGTGATCGACATCTCAGTCCTCCGGCATCTCATCGAACAAGACTGGGCCAAGTTCAGGGGTGACGTAGCCCTCTTCGGGCTTCGCGCCGTCGTACTTGAACCGCTCAGCGCGGGCCGCCTCGAAGACACCGTTCCATCGATCGCGGGAGTTAGGGTCCAGCGGCCCGAATGGGTTCTGTTTCATGCGGAGGTTGAACCCGCAGTAAGCTGCGTGGTCATCGATCGCCTGTTTATTCGTCGGAATCGCCGTGGGCGGCTCGATCGGCGTGTAGCCGCGTGACTCCCACTGCGGCTGCTCGGTCAACTTGCACTTAATGCGACCGGCAGCACCGATCATCTCGATGGAAGGAACGTGCATGGTTAAGTCCTCAGCTGGGCATCCCGTCGATCAGCTCGGTGGTCAGGCGGAACCCAACCCCAATGAGCTCAGCAACAAGTTGCGTCTTGGTCATCTGTGAAGCGCCGGCCACGTCGACCGACTTAGCAAAGAAGCGAAGCTGCACCACCGTGAACTCTTCGAGCTCATCGGCAAGGCCGTCGTTCTCGGGGTTGGCAGCGGAGGGCGGCCCAGTGGTAATCGGGTCGATCGTCGGCGCGGGCTCAGCGATCGCGGCGCTCGAACCGACGCGACGGCACTCGAATCCGTCGGCGCGGTAGTGCGGCGCCTGCTCGGGACAGATCATGACCACGTCGTCGCCCTTGCTCGCTTGCACGGTCGGCCCCTCGAGCGATCCGGTGGCTCGGTTAAGGTACTCGCGTGCGTCGATCGCTGATCGCTGCACCCACTTACGCAGGCCGATGTCATAGATCTCGACAAGACCAGATGCCAGAAGGGGAAGTCGCTGCTGTTCGTTCATGGCGGTTAGCCTCCACAAGTGAATTGGAAATAGCGGGGAGCCCCGCTAAGGGCCCCGCCGCGTGTATCGTCCCGCCTAAGCGGGTATCAGCCCATCTGCTGGAGACGGGCGGCCAGGTTCAGGATCGGCGTAGTGCCGCCCAGGACGAAAGCGATGCGAACGTAGCGGTACGTGGTACCGTTCTTCTCAGTCGTGAACGGCACGATGTACCGCCCAGTCGAGAGATCCAGGTTCGCGTTGCCGAGCATGGTGTCCTCGTCGCCAAGCTGGATCATGGCGAGCTGCACGATGTCACCAGAGCTGAAGTTCGCAGTGTTACAGCCTTCGAGGATGACAGTGTAAAGCTCGTTGCCCGCGGTCTGGTCGATGGAGGCCACGTCGAGGACGAGCTCGCCCTTGAACTCGGCGCCCTCACCGAGCGTGCCCGAGTCGGCACCCTGGTAAAGGTCGACGATCCGGGGATCCTCGCCGGTGATGAACCCAAGGTCAGTCGCCGTGATATTGGCGCTGGTATCCTGGAGTTCGAGAAGGGAGTCAAAAGCACGGTGCTGGGTACGAAGCGACATGGTAGTGCCTTTCTACAGGGATCACGCGACGAGCGCGGCATCCGAGATGCCGTTCAGTCGGGCGACCGAACGGGAGTGGTAGATGGCGATGCCCGAGTACCACTCGACGCGAGTCCGCATGGACGGCTTCGTGTCAAGCTCACCGAGGTCGGTGACGTCCGCGTCACCATTCTGGATGCCCTGGAGCATCCCGTCGCCGATGGACAGCACGTAGATCGACGTGCCCACGTTCGAGCCGCCGCCCGGGTTCGCCTCGTCAAAGGCGAGCGCGGGGAAGGCGTGCCCGTTGTCGTCAGCCACGATGATCGGGATGTCGGCATACAGCGTCTGACGACGGCCGAACTCATCCTGGCCGTAGTTGACGTGACCCGACACGGTGGTCGACCGAGCAGCCTGGGTGAATCGCCGACGCATGGCCTTGCTCATAAGCAGGTGCGTCGGGCTGTCCACCAGGTCGATCGCCTCGTCCATCTTCGCGAGGGACAGAGCGTCACCCCCCGAGGCGCTGCCGGCGGGAAGAAGCTGGTTGCCGGTGATGCGGGCCTGCAGACCATCGTACTGCTTGGCGTCAGACGTGCTGTCGCCCTTGACGAAGGTATACGCCCACTTGTGCGCCAGGGCCTTGACCTTCATGGCCTCCTGGCTCGAGCGCTGGTCAGCGCCCATGGTCTTGATGATGAACTTGTCAACGTCCAGGTCACCACCCGCAATAACGAGCGGCTCGGTGACGGGGTTGAGCACGCCAGTGCTTTCACTGTACGAGCCGTTGACGGAACGGAAACCAATACCGGGAAGAGTCTCTTCCTGGTTGTACCTCAGCGCGTTGCCGGCGATGTCTTCGAACTGCATGACTCGCAGGATATCCGCGGACCGAGCGTAAAGCTCGATCACGGCGGACCGAAGGACATCACCCGAGTTGCGCTTGGAGGCCTCGACAAGAGTCACAGCCATTGCACTAATCCTCGATTGATGGCGCGCTCAACCACATCAAGTGGCACGGCGGAACGACTTCATGCGTTCGCCCGGGTCCTTGATGTCGGCGAAGTTCGCGCCGGTTCCTCTGTCTCCGACACCGCCGTTGGCGCCGGATCCGGTTGCCCCCGAACCTGCGAATGCAGGCGCGAAGACCTTGGAATCCCTCATGGACTCGACCAACTCGCCGATGTCCATGTTGTCCGTACTGCCCTGCTTCATACTGATGCGGGGCGAACCATCAGGATTCACAACCCGAGCGACGAACCTCCCGTTGTCATCTCGGTCCACCTTCACCTGCCCACGGATGTGAGGCATAAGAAGGTCAGCCCCGCCCTCGACCAGCTTCTGCTGACCCAGGGCGGTGCGAGCCGTGGCATTAACCAACAGCTCTTCGATCTGCGTGGCCATCGACTTCTGATCGTCGCCCGCCTTGGCGAGGTCCGCTTCGTACTTCTCGCGGACTTGCTTCACCTGGGCTTCGATCTTCGCCATGACCTTCTCGTCGGAGCTGGAGTCGCGAAGCTTCTCCAACTGCGCCAACTGCTTGCGTGTGTCGTCTGCATCGAGTCCCTCGAATGCTCTCGCTGCACGCTCAGCCGTCTCACGCGCTGTCCGCTCGCTAGACAGCGCAGTCTTCAGGCCAGTGACGTTCTCGAGTGCGAACCCGTCTACGCCCTTGACCCTCAGATAGTAGTTACTGTTGGACTCGCCCTTATTGGGGTCGCCCTGCCGATACACCGAACGAACGCCGTCTGGCACTTCGTCAAGTGAGCTTACGATTGCGAGCAGCTCTTCCATGATTGATCTCCACGGCTTCCCGCCGTATGGGTTGCGCCTTCCCGGCGCGTCGAAGTGAATGATACCGTGGTTGCATGTCTCACGTCAGCTAGTAGTCTATTGGTTCTCCATCGATCGCGGTGGGCCACAACTCGCTGTTGGAGGTCGGCGTGTAGAGCACCGCCACGTCGTCGGGGAGCGACATCGCAAGCAACCGACTTTCCAACGGCCCGCTCCCCAGGTCGCCAATGCCCTCGAGCCACGTATCCCATCCCGGGGACGAGAGCACGATTGTGAAGTTGTCAACGACCAGGAACTGTCGTTCGTGGTGGGTCAATTCAACCATCAGTTGAGCCCTCTCATGCGGTTAACGATCCAGACGAACATGTCCGGGTCCTCTTCATACAACTTCTGCGGGTCACGGTACAGCAGCTCTGCGGCCATGGTCGTTATCTCAGTCGACCCATGCGAGTAGTACTTACCCTGGTAAGGGTTGATGAACTTGTCCTTCCACGCCCGCTCGTCGGGGCCGTAGCCACTGCTCCCGGTCAACTTGCTGAGCGGCTCAAGCGCCTCACCGTCGGCACGTTCGCGGAGCTTCTTGCGGGCCTTGTCCTGCCAGCCCATCGTGCGGTTCTCGATTACATGGAACAGCTCATGGACGTGTGTGTCGATACCGTCGCTCGCGGCGAGGTTTACACTCGTGCCGCTCGCGTACGCACGGCCACGCATCTGGAACACCACGGTTTCCTGGACTTGACCAGGCTGAGGGACCGAGCGCTCGTTAATCCAATTGATCGCGGTCTCAGCCTTCTTGACGACTTTTGGGCTGGGCGCTTTGGCACCCTTGGTTTCACTGGACCTGGCCGGGGTGACGGCCAAGTCGTTCTGTCGCCCACGCGGCACCTTTACCATCTCGTGCACTTCCTTGCGGAACTGCGCTCGTCTCGCCTTACTCTGCAACTCGTCGTCCACCTTGAACTCGTTGGTATCGTAGTCAACGCGCCACCCGGCTGGCGGCGAGGGGAGCACCACCGACGTCTGCTCGAAATCCCGATCTTTCAGCGCCTTATTGTTCCGGATGGCCGAGTACATCTGACGCGCCTGTTCGGGGTAGTTGATCGGCTCAGACCTGTACTCGTCGTAGGTGAGCCCGCCCTTATTTTCGATCATCTCGAACGCCTCGCGCCTGATCTGATGTCTCGCGTCGTCCCGCTCTTTGATGATCCGCTTGCGCTCGGCCTCGAGCCGCTTGATCTCGGCGGTCTTCTCTAATTGGATTCGCCTGGCGGCAATGTCGGCGAGGGGCTTCAGCCGGTCGCGTATTTCTTCGCCTGATTCTAGCGACCCCGACGATACGATCCGCCCGTTCTTGATGACCGCGGGCGCGGGCGTGGTCTGCGTTGTTACGCCTGCAATCGGTACGGTGCGTGCGCCCTTGATCTCGCCGGTCGTGATCCACTGCCCATCGATCTTCTCTTGGCGGTACTTAACTTCACGGATGACTGACCCGTCGTCGGCCATGAAGTGGATCACCAGCGTACGCAGGTTCTTCCCTCGCTTGCGAATGCGAGTCGTGGTCAGATCCTTGGGCACAGTGATGTCCGTCGTCTTTCGCGGCGCGACCGTGCTCTTCGTCCCCGTGGTAGTCGTTGGAGCCGCGGTCGTCCCCGTGGTGGTCGTTGGGGCCGCGGTCGATCCCGTTGGGGTGACGGGTGGGGCGATTGTCGTTTGCACTGTTGGCTTGACCCCACCGGTGTGCCCTCGCCGGCGTAGAGCGCCTCTGAGGCGCTTCTTCTCTTTCGGATCAGTCGCAAGACGCAACTGTTCGAGAAGATCGTTAATCTCGTTCTGGATGACTACGGGATCGCCTGAAATGGGGCCGAACGCCGCTTGCTCAACGGGGTCGGAGAACGCGATGTCCTCCTTCAGCCCCAGCTTCTTGCGAAGTTGGGGCAGGTTGTAATACTCGCCCGACTTGTCGATAAACTTGTCGATCTTCAGCCCGGACTCGCGATACAACTTCGCACGCGCCTTGCCGAGCACCTCTTCCTGCCGTGAGATCGGTTGACGCTTGAGCCACTTCCCGTACGTCTCAGTGGCAGGCACCTGCCCATCGACACTCGCCCGTGTGCTTTCGGGCAGGTCCTTCAACCCAGGCAGGTCGAGCTCACTCGCCTTCTTCAGTACGGGCACTGTGGTCGATCGGCACGAGAAGTGCTGGGGTGGGCGAGGGCCGTCGTCGATATCGAACACCTTACCATCGAGCCCGATGCAGATGGGTGTAGTGCGCCCGTCCAGGGTCGAGACGTAGCGGACGCCCTTGATAAGGTCGGAGTTCGCCTTATACGTCTCCTCCCTGGCGTTCGCGCTCACGTGGTTGGTTGCGGTGCGGACGACACCGGCCACGTGCTTGCGGGTCGTGCCGATCGTTGACCCGTCACCGTCGAAGATGCTCTTGACGATGGCCGAATTGCTCGCACCCGAAGCGACCCCGACGTTGAAGTTCCGTCGGATGCCCGCCCTAGTGTTGGTGTCGATCCCCGACCACCACTCACGAAGCAGTCGACCTTGCATTGGCCGTGAGGTCACAATCGAGCGCAGTGTCTCAGTGCTGGGCCGATTCATCGTGAGGTTCATCGGGAAGCGATCCTGCACGCTCGCCCGCATAAACTCGTCTTCTGTAACACCAAGCCCGAACAAGTCCTCCTGCAGACGGGAGCGCATCATCGACATCCCGCCGGTGAGCATGCTGTCCATCTCGTTGATGGCGTCGCGGATCTTGCCCGTGGAGGTTTGACCCTTGTCAAATCCCCGACGCTTGATCCCCTCGAGTCGCCCAACGAATCGCTCCCGCATATCGGGGACGACCTGGTTATTCAACAGCGCCAGGATCTGGCGGACCTCGGCCTCGCGGAATCGAGACAACATGATCGAATGCCGGACGGCATCATCGTAGAGCTCGGTGTTCAGGGACATCATTCACCGCCTTCTTCGCCAGGGAACGGCCGGCCCTCGTCTTCATCTTCGTCCTGACCCTCTGCTGCATTCAACGCGGGCACCATGCCCATCGGCGGGGGTTCACTCTCGAGCCGGCTGGCCTCTTCGTCGGGGTCCACGCCTTCATCGATAATGCCGCGACGGATGATCTCCCGAAGATAAGTGTGCTGCGAGATGAGCCCCTTCTCACGAGACTCATTGAGCAGCTTGCCGACCCCTTCGGCATTCGCCTTGACACCGAAGTCGCTGAAGATGGCAACTCCGATGTCCGGGTTGAGCTTACCAGCTCCGACCCACGTCGAGGCCACCTGGTATGCTTCGAACATGACGTTCTCAAGCTGGCGGATCCACGCCTGGATACGTGAGTGCTTGCGATCCTGGTTCACCGCCTTACCGAACGCGGTGGAGTTCGCGCTGCGTTCGACCATCGGCTCGAGCCCTAGGATTTCCATGCGTTCTTCCAGGGCGCGAAGGTCATCGGCGCCGGACTTCAGGGCGGCACCGCTGATCTCGAGCCACTTCGCATCCGCGTCTGGGTTACGCGACTTGAATGCACGAGTGGGCCCGATCTCGATGGGATCTTCAAATTCCTGGGCGGTGAGCCCCTTGAAGAACAGCATGGGAAAGCGGCCATGCTGCAGCCCGACGTTCTGCTCGGACGATGACTGCCAGTGACGGTAGTTCATCCATGCGAGTGGCATCATCGGGGGCTTGCTGCGAAGGAACCCACGCTGCTTACTGTAATGGACGACGAATGGGACGCCTGGGTATGAGTGGACACCGATGCCCACGAGCTCCCACCCCGACGAGTCACCGCTCTTACGCCACAGCTGCCAATGACCCGACCCACCTTCGGCGCGGGCGATCACGTTGGCGACCTCTTCGGAGGTTACGCCCTTGGCGAAGTTCATGTTCTTCGGCAGGGGCACAGGTTCGCCCGGCGCGGAGATCACCCGCACGTGCTCGCGTGACTCCTCACCGAATGTGCCGATAGGCACGGTCATGAATTCCTGAAGTCGGATTTGCGTGAGCTTCTCTTCGCCCGCTTCATCCTTGTACGATCTAAACCCAAGAATGTGGTGTGCGTCAACCTTCACGAATGTCGGTCGTGCCCCGGTCGATCGTTCCTCCGCGAGCGACAGCCCTTCACCGACAGCGGGGTAGTCGATCAGGATGCCGCAGTGCCCGCGGGCAATCGATGACTGCAACACCGCACCACAGAACGTGGTCAGATCGCGTCCACCACGATCCACGTCTTCCTCGATATCCGCGAGTTGATCGGGCATGAGGTCAGGCTCTTCGATCGTAACCGGCTTGACGAACGGGCGATGGGCGAGGGACTCGACCGTGTCGGAATACGCCTCGAAGAGAAACGTATGGTTGATCCGGTCGCGGTGTGCCTCCTTCGTCTCCTTCCGTTCGGCTGGCAACCAGAACAGCGCCTCATCCCGCATCTTCTGCGTGCCCTCCATGAGCGCATTCACAAGGTCCCAGTCCTCCTCCATCTCGATGTACGCAGCGCCGCGTGCGTTCGGCTCGTCCGACGCTGGGCGCGGTCGGATAATTCGGTAGCTGAAGTTGTTGGCCATGGGATTCCTTGCGTGAGACCAAGAGGCCCATGCCTAGAACTGCTAGGCATGGGCGGGGTGCATCAAACAGAACGACGGGCACGGACTTCGTCCATGCGTTCGGCCCAGGCGTCGGTCGCCCGCCCAAACTCAACGTCCATCTCGTTGAGTTGATCGTCGGAAATCTCGTCCTTGACCGAATCGAGCAGTGACTCGAAGTCACGGATCATGCGGGTAAGCCCGAGGCCAATAGCGGTAATCGTGGCGGGGTCAATCATTGGATTGCGTTCTCAGATCGTGCAACCGACGTGGCCAGGCCACGAAGTGCTGCGTCAACAATGTCCATGGCGACGCGGAACGATTCCTCGTCGTCCACATGCCGACGCGCCTCACGGAGGGCCGCGTCGGTCGTCATGACCACGGGATCGAGTGACTCCAACTGCTCATCGGTGATGTGTCCGAGCTCGTGAAGGGTCAGCAGCGACCACGTGGTCGAATTGTAAAGCTTCGCCGCGGTGTACCACTGCTGTCGCGGGGTGCCACTGCACCCGATCACGAACAGAAGGGCCAGCAGGGCGGGGATACGGGCATGGCGCATTATGCACCTCCTAGAATGACTGCTCGCCACGCTCGAACGCGAGCACTGGGAACTTGTCGGTGATGTAGTAGCCCAGGGCATCAGTTAAGTGAGTGAGCTCTGGGTCTGATGCCTTGTCAATCTCGTTCGTGCCCTCGTGCCAGCACACAGCCTCGAGATCTTCCACTACGTTAGGGCATCGTTCTTCGTCCAGGTACATACGGATGAGCCCGCTCATCGTGCGGAGTCGCGTGTTCATCGCATTGATCCGAATCTTCTCGGATGGGTTCGATCGACCATTCCTCATTCTGACCTGGTCGCCGAACGCTCGCTTGAGCACGCCGTAGACAATGTCCCAGTCGGTGCCGTCGATCGCACTCGACTTCTTCGCGCCGCCCGTTGCGTCACCGTAACAGTAAATTGGGCCCTTATGATCGGCCCAGTCCGACGCGAGCTTCTTACACACGCGCTCGGTGTTCGAGTTGATCGGGATGTAGACCTGGCCGATGACCGCCGTGAACTGGTTCCCCTTACGATCCTCCTGCTCCTGGCACACGACGGCAACGCCAGGGGCGACGTTGAAGTCGAAGCAGAAGATAAGCGGATCACCCGGATTGTACTTGAGCCGGCGGCAATGCGTCAGCTGGGTGAACGGATAGTATACCCTACCCTCCATGTTCACAAAGTTGGCGCGGACCTCCTGATCGTACGAGAGCTCGTCCAGGTCCTGCATCAATGCTTCGATCTCAGGCGCATCGAGCACCTCTTCTGCCGACCAGTGGTGAAAACCCCAGTCCCCGGTCGAGTCGTTCATGGCCCGCTGGCAGATCTTATAATAGTGGTTACGGCCCTTCGGCTTCCCAATGAAGATGGCCCAGCCAGGGCGCCCGAGTGTAGACACTGCGGGGCGCACTGACTTGGGCCAGGCGGAATCCTTCATATCGGCATATTCGTCCATGACGATGCCGTCCAGGGGTGGGCCCTCGATGCGCCATGGCTTGTCCATGCCGAAGAGCAAGATCTCGGCGCCGTTGATGAGATGGATGCGCTGAGGGTACGACTCCTTGATCGAGCGGGGCCCGTTCGCGAGCGCCCACCCGGGGACCATGGCCTTGATGTCTTCCCAATAGATCTGCTTCGTCTGCTCCTGGGTGGGAGCCGCACAGATGAACCTCCCGTTGGCGTGCGCCGAGAACCTCAACGCTCGTTCCACGAGCTTGCGCTTCGCCCATTCTGTCTTGCCCGAGCGTCGCCCAGCGCAAGCGATCACGAAGCGACGATCGTCTCGTGCAAACTTGAGCTGGCAATCGAACGGGCGCAGCGGGTACCAACGTGAAGTGAGGACAGACACGGATCAGCCCCTGGCCTGACCGTACAATTCAAGCTGCTTGATGACGAGTTCCATCATGCCCTTCTCGGTCGCCCAGTCCCCTCGAGCAAGCAACTGGAGCAAGTCGCTGAAGTCATTGCTCTCAACGTCGACCACGTTGAATGGGATGCCCTCCACGAAGTCAACGCCCTTAGCAATCTGCTGGCGTTGCGACACCGAAGACTTGCCCCCGTTAAACCAGATGCACGCGATGTCACACCCAGCCATACGCAGGCCCAGCAGATACCCGATCATGTCGAGCAACTGGGTAGGGCGCCCACCCGGCGGACGTTCACCAACCCCCATAACCCAGGCCATCATCCCTGCGGTGTGGCCGGGTGATCCGCCCGACCAGCGATGCCCCATCGCCCCGTTCAACCCGCCAGGGCCGAACACGACGGGAGCAACGGGGTAGCTCAGATCGCGAGAGACATCGCCCGGAGTGTTCACCCCGAACTGCTGCGTGGCAATACCCGAGGTGTTCATCGGGCCGATGACGGTGTTGAGAAACGTCATCTCCGAATCGGGATGGTTACGATTCTCGCCGTTCTCGTTGCAGAACGTGCTCGGCGGGTGGTCGATGAAGAGGTGCCGAAGGTACGGCCGATCCACGGCCATCGACTGCGATAACTCACGGAAGAGCATGATGTCGGCCTCATAGCCGGCGTCGTCACCCTCCCAGCTACCCCGCCAAGGGTGGGCCATAATGAGCGCTTCGGTGTCGGCGTCGATCGCCCCGATGATGTCCTTGGGCGTGCGCCCAGGCTTGGTTTGGTGCGGAATGAGTCGCTGCGTGACCAGGGGGACGGTCTGCCTGGGGACGGGGTCCCAGGTGATGATCTTCATGGGGGTCCTTTCAACGTCGCCGATTGCCGAGCAGACGGTTCTGTCGGCGGATGTATGAGTTGTAGTTAGAGGCGGGCACGCCGCCGCCTTCGGGGATCACATCAAGGATGATGTTCCAGAAAAAGACGTTGCCGGGTTCACGGTCGGGGTGTGACCCGTCGCTCATGAGGTCGGAGCCGGTGGCGATGTTCGAGTTCACGTTCGTGCCGTACGAGACCAGGCCGAGGTTGTTGGCAACGAGCCATTCCT